GTCGGATTGGGCGAAGGCGTCGGGTTTGGTGCCGGTGCAGGATTCACCATGTCCTGCGTGATCTCACTGCCAAAGCCGGGCACAATCAGAATCTTGGGCTTATGGCCCGTCACCGATTTGGCCATTGGCAAGGCATCAATGGCCTTTAAAATGTCGGCCTGGGAACCTGACGCTGACTTCACAAGCACCATGCGCGCGAGGCCCTGCTCCTGAACCCCAATCACGGCCTCATAAAGCGTTCCCCTGTCGCCCGTTGACCCTTCAGGATAAATGGCTTCAAGAGCGGCCTTTTTTCCAAGGAAGGCTGCAGGAAAATTAACCACGAGCTCTTTGCTGCTCGGTGCCGTTCCGACAATTCCAACGACACTCGTCGATGGCGAGCGGATTTCCTGGGCTTCGCCTGTTGCCTGACTGATGATGATTCCATGCACATAAAGTGCGTCACTCATATTTGACCTCGAATGATCCATGAAAAATTCTTTTAAGCTTGCCGCGGGCCTGAACTGATACGAAAAGCGCGGCGCGAATGGCATCCATTTCCCGCTCGGATGGAATACGGCCGGGATCGACTTCATATTCAAAGTGGGAAAGCGGAATGAATCTGATATTTGAAAATCCGACCCAACGCATGGCCGTCCGGATCGCAAAGAGTGTTCCATGAAGCCGCATGAAATCCTGGATATCCTCATCGAGCCTTTTGGGATCGACAGCGTAAGGGAGAAGCGGCTCAAGGCTATATTCCCAGAGGATGGCCTCCCTGATTTCAGGGTCCGCATAAAGCCGAATGTTCTCTATCGGCTGCGGATCGAATGATGGATAAAGCTTTCGGAAAATGGGCTCAATCATGCCGTCTCCACTGAAAGATCGAGTGTGGAGATCACAGCATAGCGCTCAGGCTGAACGGGAATATTGCTGACAGGCGAGCGCAGAACCACCGACCGGACGCCCGTCTGGTGCAGCTCCTTGATGATCCAGCTTACGGTCGGAACCCAGCCGAGGCGCTTTTCGGCTTCAAACCTTTCCCGGAAATTTTTCTCAATCGTGGCCTTATGATCCTGGCCAAATCCAGGCATAAGGGAAATCGTCGCGGCGATCGGAAAAGGCGTTGTGAGAGCCGCACGGAATGTCACCGAATCCAGTGCAGGTTTGACCCCTTCCTGTTTGAAGGCTTCCGTCAGGGCTGAAACCACAGCAGTCTTGAGATCAGCCGCTTCGCTGCTCACGAGCACATGAACAAGAATGGCCCCGCCGGAGACCTGAACATGGGCATCCTTGACCGAAGCTGATCGTGTATCCCTTCCTGTGCCAAGGGTGGCCTCACCATAAAGAAATGCGAGCGCCTTATACATGGCCACCGTTCCTGCGGGCGAAGCGAGATACCTTGTGCCGCGCATTCTCGCCCGGAAAGCTTCGTAATCCTCACCCGGACGGAGCTTGCCCTTGAAGATGAACTCAAGGTCGTTTGACAGCTTTATAAGCTGCGCATAAGCCGCTGCGTTGGTTTTCTCCGTTATGATGACCCGAAGCAGCGTGATCTCGACCAGAAGATGGTAGGCGGGATCCGCAGGGGTCGGCCTTGTAAAACCGGGGATTTTCTCCCGGGCGAGAGCCGTAAAGCGATCGAGGTTTTCCTCAAGGCTTTTTTGAAAGTCGGGCGTTTCGATGATTTTGGGCAGCTGCATCCTATGCTTCCACTTCGATGTTGTTTGTTTCAAGTTCAAGCGAGACCTTGATCCGCTCGCCGTTTTCCTGGCCGATGACCGTTCGGAGCCTTGCCCCGGGAATCGTGGCCTCGATGCTATCGGAAAGGTCCGCCGTGAGATCCAGGACCGAGCCAGCTGTGATCTGGCGGGCGAGATACTTCAGATGATTGACCCCATACCAGCGAAGCATCGGCCGCGAGCCCTTCCCGGTTTTGATCGCCCGCCTCACCGCCTGCCGGATCCAGGCTTCGCCACTGATAAGTTTTCCCGTCCTCTCGTCCATTCCCATCATGTGATTTTTCCCTCCATGATCGGGCCGCCACTCGGCGTCGTGCCTGTGACCATAGCGTTCTCCGTGATATGACGGATAATCGCATCGGCGACCTTTTCCCAGGCCCTGTCCGCATCACCATCCGTGGATTTCGCTGCCGATTTGAGCGCGTCTGCGAGCCTTTGTTCAGAACCCTGAAGCGGCACATCATCCTCCAAAGAAATCAATTTTTTCAATCAGCCCTGGCAATTCCGTGGCGGAAGGCAAAAGGGGCTGAGGTCCCATCATGGTTGAAGTCCTGGATTTACTGATCGACTTCAATGCGTCGGAGATCGTCTTCATAAGCCCGAGCCTGGCCCTGCTGAAAACCTCGAATTTGTCCGTCCAAAACTCCATCCGCGAACCTTTCACAATCACGATGAGATCATCCGGCCGTGCGATAGTGAGGGTATGGGCGGAATGGTCATAGGAAAGCTCAAGGCCGTCCGGATATTTTCTGAGCGTGAGATTGGGTGCTTTCGCTGGAGGCGGATGGGCCGATGAATAAAGCCCTGTCAGGACAAAGCCTCCGGCCAGCTCTCCACCTGGAGACAGAACAAGGCATTGTTCGCCGGGTTCAGGCGGATCCCAGTCGCTCGTATTTCCCGCGCGACGGGCAAAATAAGGAAGCCACGCTGTGAAAAGATTCTCACCAAGGCTTGCCCTGGCTCTGGCCCGATCATGATCCACAGCCAGGATTTTCCCTGGCCTTAGAAGGTTATCCATGCGTCGAGAGAGATCCTGGACCGCCAGCTCATTATCCATCGGCCTTCTCCCCGTTGATGGTGGGACTCAGGACCGGATTTATGCTTTGGGCTGCCGGACATGGATACGGCCGCTCATAATCAATCCGCGCCGACATCGTGAGCACTGCCACGCGCTGGCTTCCCGCCATGTCATGAGCATATTCCACATTCATAAAAAGAAGCTTCAGGGCTTTCCGCGCGAGCGCCTCACTCGACTCCACCCCATGCTCAATCCGGGCGCGCAGATCGGATAATTCCTCTTCGGCATCGGCCTTGACGATAAAGCCGGCTTCGATTTCGATCATGACCTGCCGCCGCTCAAGACCATTGCCTTCCTCGATCAGCCTATCCCTGTGAAGGAACATATTTACACACGGAAGGTCCGCTTCGGATATCCTTTGCACGCGGGCGGAAAATCGTTTCCATTCAGGAAGCGCTTTTCCCAGAGCACGTTCAATTTCGGTTCGGATCTCCATCAGCATTCAGAATGTTCTTTCCACGCTTCGTCCATCGACCGGGTGAAGATCAATCTCCACAAGGCCTGCACCGGACATTTTTTTAGGCTTGAGCGAATAGGTCTGGCCGGTCCTGAGACGCCTGATGACATCGCCGCTTTTCATCAGCCCCGCATCCTCATCAAAAACCAGGATCCGGATCACCCGCGTAAGGCGTCCGGGTTCAAAGCCCACGGTCTTTTCATCAAATTCAGTAAATACCGCATGAAACTCACGGCCCTCGTGTTCGAAAGGTTCAGACAGTTCAGGAATCGGCATGCTGCACTCTGTCACAGTACTAACTGAGCGCAAAATTACGCTCAGTTAATGATTTTCAATGGTTGACGCTGCCCCAGTGTCCGCTTTCAGGCAACAGTCACAAGCGCGGCTGTGTTGGGATCATAGGTAACGAAGAGCGGCGCTGCCTGAAGGAGCACAATCCGCTGGCTTGGGTCCTCAATTTCCCAGCTCTTCACAAATACCCGCTGGGCGACAAGTCTCGCCTTGAGATCCCGGATGGCCCCGTAGTGCCGAACGCCCTGGATATTCTCGCAGGTGAAGAGCACCTCCTTCGGAGCGATGTCGTAGTTTTTCTGATCGGTTTTGCCTTCATGCACCCAGATCTCGGTATTGCCGAAGTTTCCGCGATAAAGAAGGTTTTCAAAGGATGAGTCCTGAGGCGTCAGCTTAAGACCAATGTCCGAAGCGAGCCGCATGTAATCGGGCAGGAGTTTTTGAACCTCCTTGTTCGCGCGGAACATATCGAAAGCTTCAATGCCCATGATCACCTTGCGCGGCCGCGACTGGTTCAGGTTTTTCGATGCCATCTCGCGCTGGAGACTTTCAAAGAACGTGGTCATGGCAAAATCAGGATTGGACCAGCCCTTGTCAGCGGTGAGCTTTTTGGTGAGACCTGGATCCCTTTTAAAGTCGATCACCGTATCAAAGCCTTCACCTTTGATCGTAAGCTTTCCGGTTTTTACGACCTCAAGAGCCATCAGCTCCTCGCGCACGCGGAGGCGTTCATAAAGCCGCGTTGTCTTTTGAATGAGCCTCAACTCTGCGCGCTGCATCGGGGTATACTCGCCGCCAAAATCCTCACCGGGAAGACGGTCGTTTCCATCCTCGGACGTGATGCCGGTCTTTTCCTTGATGTAGGCCGGCTTGTAGGATTTGGTCGAATAGCCTTCGTCCCTGAACATTGGCGCTTCGAGCAAAGGATGCACAAAGGGAGCCGCACCGATCCGGTTGTCCTGGTTTTCATCGAAGTAGATCTCCTCCTTGTCCGACTGAATCTCCACAGGGAAGAAACGGTCGCGGAAGTATCTCGTCCTTGGAACCAGCCGTGTTATAAGCCGGTTCAAATAATAAGTGCTGTAAATCGGCAGCGTCATGGCTTAGTCCTCGCCGTTTTCGAGATAAATGTTGTGCGTTTCAAGATCATCCTCCACCGATTCCAGCGTGTGACCCTTGCCTACTGTGAGGTCAAGGCGCAGGAAGGCTCCTGTTCGGAAAACAGGAGCGAAGCGATCGCCGGCCGTGGCATCGATGTCGATCTGAAGAATGCAGCGGGCCTTTTCACTGCCATCGGAAATAGCCGTGGTTCCATCCTCAGCCGTTTTTGAGCAAAGGACATGCTTGCCGCTGGCAGTCTTTCTGCCGAGGACTGATCCCTTTTTTAAAACCTGTCCCTTCTCGATCGTTACCGATCCCCGGTAGGCGGGAAAATTGCCCCGATTAAGAAACCTTGGCTCGTATCTTGATACTTCGCGAAAATGTGGATCGTAGTTCATGGGACCATGCCTCCTGTGATTCCCATTTTTCTTGCCAGGAGAATGGCTGCATCCTGCTGCGCGGCTAGCTCAGAAGTGGAATCAGCGGACGGAATGGGCGGCACGTCGAGTCCCTTAAAGTGAGCGTCAAACTCCTTTTTTGGATCAGCTTTGGGCTTTGGCGGGTTTCGTTTGATTGCCTGGAGGATCTCCACAGCCGCCTCCTGACAGCTGAGGTTCCGCTCGATAAGGGCCTCTACAAAGTCCTCTGAAACCTGTCCTTCGGCAAGCGACCGGATGCCGGCAACGCGCTTTTGTTCCGCCTCGAATCTTGCAAGCGTCCTCGACGCTCCGATGTTAATGAAATGCTCGGCAATCGCCGGGTGATTTGCGGCGATATATTCCGCCGTGATGCTTTCCGTTGTCATTCCTTGGGCTCCATAATTGGCAATGACGCTTTCAAGTGTCGTAATTTCATCGATAAGACCCCGCCTCTCTGCTTCCGCTCCCACAAAGACCGACCCCTGGCCGAATTTTTCGAGGACCGTTTCGCGGCCGACACCGCGGTTGCGGGCGACTTTTGAGATGAAGACTTCAGCGAGGCCATCAATGACGGCCTGCACCTCCCGGGCGCCATCCTCGGTTGCAGGATCACGATTTTTATTGGGGCTTTGACTGGAAACGAAGCGGATCTCCCCTTCGTTTTTTTCTGACCTGAGCGCGGATTGAACGCCGATGCTTCCGATGATTGAGGAGTCGGAGCCGAAGACGCGGCCACAGGCGCTGGCGATCCAGTAGGCTGCGGACGCTCCAGTGCCGCCGATATATGCTGCAATCGGCTTTTGGCCACGGGCCTCAAAGATATGGTCGGCCAGCTCTGAGCAGCCATTGGCCTCGCCGCCGGGGCTATCGATGTCAAGGACGATGCTTCGGACCTGATCCGATGCCAGCATCTGATGGAGGTCACGAAGCACTGTATCGTAGCTTGTCGCGCCGCAGTGATCGGTCATCAGGTTTGCGCGCTTGAAGAGTGGACCACGGACCGGGATGATACCCACCCCGCCCCGGATGCTGGCTTTTTCAGTGTTTCTGAGACGGTCCCCTCGAATTTTTTCGAGGGCCTGGGTCTCGCTGTGTTTTTCCACGACCGACAGCATCAGGCGCAAAGCCTCTTCTGTCATGGCCCACTGTGAATTTAGAATTTGATTGAGAGCAAAGGACACAATTAACCCCGCAGTTAACTGGACCCAATCATAGCGTTCAAACGCTTGCAGAGTGAAGGATTCAGGTGTTCGCAGAAACTGCGAACACCCTGGCTTTGAAATTAGTTGACGTCTTCTTCTGGTTGGCTAGAATTCGCTCCACAGAACCACTTTGCATTCCTTCCAAGAGGTTCCTGCAGCGCCCCAGTCAGCAGTAACAGTAATATTGGAAATCGGATAAGATTGAACAATCCACCACGTCTTGAAGGAATCTTCTGATGAAAACACCGTTCATTCTTTTCGCGCTCGCGTCCGCTTCATCCAATTCGTTTGCAGTGACCCCAGCTGGAAAGTTACTCCGCACGTCTTATCCAGCTCCACCTTGGGTTTGCGCGCGCATGGAGGGTCTTTGGGAAGGCCAATGCGAAGAGACACTCTCGCGAACATACAACGCCCGTCTTCAGATATTCCAGGATGGATGCACTGACCTTGCTCTCTATGATTTCGATTATCCTATCCCACAGATATTTCGTTTGGGGCGCGAAAATACCACTCGAAGCATTGACTTCATGAGTACCTTCTCAAACATCACACGGTACTCGGAGTGGTCTGAAGACAAAAGCACTTTCACTTCGCGACTCTTTTTCAGCAGCCAGTACATGCCTTCGGATAAGCTGGTCACCACAGCAGGCGAGGAAGTCCTGTCAATCGCTCTCAAAGACGACGTGCTGCACTTTGAGTCCGATCTCCACTCGACCAACGGCTCTGGACCATCGTTTCGGACAGTCTGCGAGTATAGAAAGAGTCAAAACCCATAATGGCTCCAGGATCAGGCCCTTTCGGCTGGAAAATATACTTTCTAGCCTTGGTCCTGACCCAAAGCAGGATGATTCCAACTTCGATCTGCAACTATCGGGAGATTTTTGGACTTAAAGTTTTTCCAGTTTATCTCTTCCGCTGTTGCTTTGGTCATCTCGAGTCGAATTACGTCGCCTCGATTCTTGTTCCCCATTACGTCAGTTGATTCAAGAGTGCCAATGATTCGAACACGTTCAATGCCTGGAACCTGCTTAAACGATCGTTCAAAGATTTCATTGGATTTAAAGTAAAACTGGTCTCTCGCGCTGCTGTTTGTCAAATGCCAGGGATCGAGGCGGAATCGAACATCCAGAGTACCCATCAGGATCGCTGCATCTTCTCTGGCGTCTTCTTCGTTCAATACCAGATGCACGAGCCTCAATGGGTCGTTGGTTTTGTTCTTTTCTTCATACCGAATTTTATCCATGGCCAGAGCGATTCCAAAAACACCTGACACGATCACAACAACCCAATATCTTTTCTTCATCCCTTCACCTGCCTTGTTCACAAAAGTTCTGGTCACCGATATAGCTCAGGCTCGGCGTCTGAACAAAAGCTTAGTGAAAGCCGCAACGAAAATTCTTTATGCCTGATATGTAGATATGACATTTCAAGTATCCATGCTCCCGTCTTCTTGATTTGAAAAGGACTCCTCCGCTGGCTCATTGAAAATCCTTTTTTCAGCCTCATACTCGCGGACATGCTTGTCGAAATCCCTGCCCTGGCTTTCGACAATTGACCGGCGTGTGCGCAGGCCAGCCAGCACCTCCACTTCGCTCGCCTTCGCCTCTTTGAGGGGATCAATGGATTCCATTTCGGTTCCAGTCCACTCGGCCTGCAGGTATGCCTGGCGCTTCAGTGGATCCTGGAAGCCTGGCGCCTCGAGGAGACCTTCGCGGATGGCATCAACCAGGATCCATTCCCAGACAGGCTGACAGAAAGCACTGACGAACCAGCTGCGCTCAATCTTGAACACCTTCCATGCCTCGAGAAGCGCTGCGCGTGCTGCGGAGTACGAGGACTGGAATTTTTGGGCCAGGACTTCCGGCGGCAGACCGACCCCGATTCCGATCTGGCTCGCGATGGCATCGAAGAAAGCCTCAAAATTCGAGTTTGGGCGTCCGGGAGCCGGCGAGGATATCTTTTCCCCTGGCAGTAGAGGTACGAGCATTCCAGGCCCGAATTTGACAGCCTTGCGATCGGGTTCAGGGCGCATCGACTCCGGCAGGGCCTGGTTCTGACGTCCGATGATCCCACCCATCTCGCTTGTGATGAATGTGGCGTAAAAAGCGCTGATCACGGCAGCCATAATCTCAGCCTCGGTGTAACGGCTGATCTGCTTGAATTTCTCGATGACGGGAGCGAGCAGCGGCTCGCCGCGACTCTGCCCGGGCAGGCGTTGGACATAGACGTGGAGGACAGCCGGCATGCCTTCGGCATCAAAGCGGGGGGCGCGGACCGTATCGGATCCCAGCCGGAAGCGCTGGTCAGCCTTCGCTATGTGGTATGCGACAGGCATTCCGCTTGAATCGAGCTCCACCCCCTCGCGAATGTCCTGCGCCGGACTCTTGAGAATCGCAGGATTCTGAAGCCTGGACCCGTCGATCACCTGAAGGCATGTAGGCAAGATGGCCAGAGGTCGATCACGATATCTGCGTACGATGAGGCAGTCCCCGTCCAGAAGCGCCGCGCGAAAGACCTGAGACTGGATCTCATGAAAGCTGACGATGCCGTGAAAGTCGGCGGTGTTTTTCTGCATGTGAAGCTCGAAGAGCTTCTCGGCGCGCCTTTCAAATTCCCGCGCCTTTGCCTCGGAGATTCCGATCAGCTCGTGGTCGACTCGCGCCTGCGGCCTGAGCCCGGCGGCGACCACATTTCTGGTATGAGCCTCGACCGCGCCGCGCGCCAGGGACTCATTGCGATCCAGGTCTCGCGCCTGGTTCCGAAGGGTGGCAAGGGCGGGCAGCAGGGCTTCATCGGCGTCTGCGGAGGATGCAAACCACTCCTGGGAAACGGGGCTGCGGCTGGACGTCGACCTGTAAGGGGTATCCACCTGGGAAGACTCGGTTCCGGCTTGAATTCCGCGATATGATCGTGCCACGCGCCTTCTGTTAACGAGGGATGACATAAAAGACTCCTTCCCCATTCTGCCTTGCAATGGCGGTTTTTAGCTGCGCTTCGCGGCGGTACAGCTCACGCAGGTCTGCGCGGGTCACGCGCCGCCGGTTCTGGTTCACTTCGATATCCACCTCCTGCCCGCCACCTTCAATCGCGGCGATTGCCCTCTGAACGGAATCCAACTGCTGCTTAAGAGTTTGCACGAATCGCCTCCTTCTCGACCATATCTGCAAATTGATCGATATCGGTTCCGAGCCAATAAAAAGCAGCGAGTGCGTAGCGGTAGCAATCGAACGCATGGTCCGGCGTACCTGGAGTCGTTTCGTAAACAGTACGCCACTCGCCATTGACGGCCTTGTGGCGAGCCCTGGGAGCGATGAGCTGAGTGAAAAAATGCCTTGTTTCCTTGTCCTCCCATAGCCTCTTCGGGAAATGGCAGAAACCAGGTCCAAACGGAGACGCGATTTTTCCCTCTTCAAATTGCCTCATGCGGCTGATGGATTGGGAAAGACCTGCGAATACCCTGGCCTTCGTGGTGTTGCTGCCGACCGGATAGACGCGCACACCAAACTCATTATTTAAGGTCTGACGGCCGATAACCGGCGTTGCGTCTCCTGGCATGCCCTTAATGCAAATGAAGTTCCTATGGAAGAGAGGACCTACGTTATCGTGGACGCTTTGAGTATTATGGCCACCAGTATCAAAACATGCGGCCGCCACATCAAGGTCGAACCCAAGCGGGTGTTTCCATCGCCGCTCCAGCCGGCGCATCAGTCGATCCCAGGTTTCCTTCTGATCCGCATCGCCGCTGATAACGCCATAGTCGATGACCCAGCTTTCCTGGCCTCTGCCCCACCCTCGGACCACATAATCAAGATGTGAGGGGTGAACATCGATGCCGGCCGTGATCAGATAGATGCCAGGATTGAGCGGCTCTTCTGGCGAGTCGTCCAGCAGTTTTTCAACTCCACCAATGTCGATTGAGTCAGCAGGATCCTCCCAGGCCTCGGCGAGGACGTTGTTATGAAACGCCTTCATTTTCTGAAGATCCTTCTGTGCCTCCACCCAGAGGTTCCATGCATCATCCCAGGAAAAGAACTGAGGGGCAGCGTAAAGGGCGCTCAGAATGTACCCCTTCACCCGGCCTCTGGTCCTGTCCTCGGCCGTGGCAATCCACTTTCCATTTCTGATCAGCCAGACTTTTTCGATGTTTCTGTGGGCATGGCCGCAGCATGGGGCCTGCCATTCGCATTCACCGCTGGCCGTCTCATGCGGCCCGCGCATCCGCTCCCATTCGATCGTTACGAATTCGCCACAGCCTCTGCAGGGAACGTGGTACCTGAATTTCTGCGTGTCCTCGACATCCCGGGTAATGGGACAGACGCCTTTGATGGTGGGCGTACTGAGCCGAAGTATCTTGCGGGTTTTCTGGAAAGTCGAAGTACAGCCAAGAGCGATGGCGGACGGATCACCCTCTCCCTGACAGTCGGCATCGTAGGCTGACTGCTCATCAAGCACAAGGCGGCGCACGGACTGCGACCTCAGTTCCGATGACGACTTGGCTGATGCGATATTAATAAAACCGCCGGGGAAAGTCTTGATGTCGAGCGTGTCCTTTTCCTTCTGTTTGGCTTCGCCGATCTTTCCAATGAGATCCTTGCAGCGGCGCAGAATGGGCGCCAGCTTTTGCTTCGAAAACTTCTGCTTTGAATCCCGGGTTGGAAATACCACCATTGCGGCTGCGGGTGACACCGCTGCACCCCAGAGCATCCATGCGGTTGATAGGATGGTAAGACCAAGCTGCCTTCCTTTTCGAATCCTGACCTCCTCGACCCCGCTGTCGTCCTCAAGGTCACGCAGAATGTCGATCATGTACCAGGTATCTTCAAAGCTGATCGGTCCCGGCCGCGGAGTGCCCTCGGGAAGGATGAAGTTTTTTTCGCAATACTCCTTGATCCCGACCTTCAGCACGGGACGAATCCCGGCCTTGAAAGAAGGTATGGACGAGCCGAGACAATCCTCTATCTCAAGCCGGGGCAGAATCTTCATGATCGCCTCCTTCATCCTCGCCGAATGCACGCTTCTTTTGCTTTTTTAAGGATGAGAAATCGAACTCTGAGATCTCCAGGAGAACATCCTGGATCATCTGCCCTGTCTTTTTCACGATTTCATCAGACGACTGATCGCTGAGCCCAACGGATAGGAGCTTGAAGCGCATTTTTTCGGGGATTTCGAGAAGGCGATCCCGGGTTTGCCGGGCCAGGTTAAATACTTCTGTTTCAACGGTGACAAGGTCCACGAGGCTTTCCGTTTGCTTTAAGAGGAGGACGCGCTCGTTCAGCGCCTCATAGTATTCCTTGACCTGGCGGCTTTCGGAGAGTGGCGGATAGGAATTCGCAGGATTCGAGGAGTCAAGCGCCTGCTCAAGTTCCTCGGCACTGCGCATCTGGCTGTGCTCGCGGCCGAGATCCCACTCGATGCAGGCGGTGTAAATTTCAAATTTTCGCTGGCGATCCTTGCCGATAATGCAGCGGGAAAGGCGACCGTTCTTGATCGCTTCGTAGATGGTCTGGTGTTTCACCCCGAGAATTTCAATCAGCTCGGTGATGCCGACCGCTTTTCTTTCTTTCTTCAATCGGAGCCTCGTTTTCCGGAGAATTTTACGATTATTTTGCGGGGTTAATCGTATTCTCTGCCAAAAAACTGCAGCTCTATTTTCAGCCGGCCCTGCAGTGCATGCAGTGCCATGTCATAGTATCGCTAAAACGGGGGCGGTTGATCGTCAACCATGGGAGGTAGGGGTGCCGGAAGGACCCAAAAGCCATGTAATACATGACTGTAAAGAGATTTAAGCGACCACCACTCCAAAACAACTGACCAGCAAGCGGTTAAGGAAGTCAAAAGCCATAAACACGCTTGGAGCTTGAGTTCTGACCAGAGACCCCGGCACGTAAACACGCAGGATCCTGCGTTGGCATTAAAACATGGATTAAACGATAACGACAACACCAAAATCGGACATGATAGTGGCGGCTTGTTTTAAGACGAGCGAAAATCAGTGGCCAGGGTATCTGATGCGGTTAAGTATTTCGTAAACAACATCCGGATCATTCTGGATCACGTAGCTGAAGTGCCATTTCATAATCTCATTCCTCGCGAGGCGACTTAATTTATCGTTGCTATTAAAGCCACGAAGAAATTTCGGCTCGTGCCAGTGCTCTGCAATAATAGCGATTGGCCTGTCTGACGATACGACCCAGCAGACTTTTCGGTCATGCACTCGTGGAAGATAATCTGATGAAACGATTCTTTTTACTGCTTCCTTGAGCGAAGGATCACCAATAAACTCCAGGATTTTGTTGTGCGGGTCTGCATCATCGCCTGCCGCCACACTATCTCGATTAATATGTAGTTCCATATCCAGGGCTCCCTGCAAGGGTTGGGGTGTCACCAAGCGCATATCGGTATCGTTCCTATTTCAAACTCACGCTTGATATCGAGAGACTATACCCAGGACTGCCGTCCTTCCTGGTAGTAAGCCCAAGGTAGCCTCCCAGATCAACTTTTATGGTCTGCCCCTTCTCGTTCAGCAGTTCAAAATCATTTGCTTTGAATACGCACTGATCCCCCGTAGGTGCGATTTCGGCCTGGACGCATTCATATTGGTCCGATCCTTCACGTTTACGGCAGGTGTCGTTTACGCTGCGGCTTTCAGAAAAGTAGATCCTATAGGAAAACGGCTTTTTGCAGTTTATTTGGACCGGTTTGGACTCCGGTCCTCGGGAAAAGTCGCTGCCTGTTGGAGCAAGGCTGACTCCGAGAGTTGCAACAAGTTCCTTGACCTCCTGGCTTTTGAGGCCCGACAGAACATCCGGGTCAAAGCCTTCAAGCTTGGTCGGAAGCTTTTCATTGGACTCTATTTTAAGGTCGAATGAATACAGAAAAAGCCCGTCTTTTTCTATCGCAATACGAGGACGAGTAGCTGAACCAGCATAAATCACGAAAGGGATATCGGATTCCCACTTGCCCACACCTGCTGAAAGCATTCGCTCGAGGCTTCTACAGCGAGGATCCTCTGAATAATTCGATGTATTGGTGCTTCTGCCATTGCCGTTTATCGAGGAAATGCTGGCAATCCTCTTGTCCCATATATGTTCTTCATATTCGCTATATTTAACAGGTCGGGCCACACTGAACCTGAAGTCTTTTTCCCAGACGTGTTCTCCGCAATCGCTTGACCGCAGGCCAAGGACAGCATTCCCAGGGCCTGGCAGCGGGTCACCATCGCCATCTCCCTTTCCACATGCTGATAAAAACGATAACGTCATGAAAGCCGTAATCATCTGATTCAAAGTAGACTCCTTAAATTGTTACAGAAAGGAACATGAGCTTTCAACCCCAATCGAGTGCTTCATTTTTTGCTGAATTCCATCCCGGAGTCCGCAGAGACGAATGTCAGCCTGTCATTCAAAATTTCGTATGATTGATTAAGTATCACTTTCCCAGGCTTGGTCCAGCTGGTCCATACTCCACCAGTTTTTTCGGTCTTTGGACAAGATTGGCCTGTGACATTATGCCAAGTGCTCGCAGACCACTGATCAAAGCCACATGACGCTGATTTCTCGGCAGCGACTCTAATTGATTCACTCTCAATCTTGATATGTGCTTCGGCAAGCTGGGCGTATAGCTTTCCATTCTCAGTCCGGTATTCGCTGATAAATCGGAAACTCGACGTTTCTGTCCGGCACAAAAGATCCTGATACCACGCATTGGTGTAAATCAGGAAATCCGCCCCAAATTCGAGGCTTATCCGATGTGATTTGCCATCCGTTACTTCACATTTTCCTGTCCAAATACCGAAGAGGCTTTGGTCCTCCAGCTGAGATCTCAAGCCTACAGGCATCGCAGCTATGGGAGCCGGATTCTTTGGACCTTCGTCAGACTTTGAATTGTCATCCTTCTTTCCACACGACAGCGGAACTACACATAGAGTAGCGAAGCAAAATTTCTTGAAGTTCATAACAGATCCTTAGTGTGTTGATTGAAAACCAAGGTACAGTTTGCCGTCCGGGGTACAAGCAAGCTGCTCCCCCGTGGTCGGATCTTCGTATAATAGAGCGTCACCGCTGAACGCTCCTCACTCATAAACTAGGGTTTCTTGTTGAGGTCAAAATCACTCTTGGAATATGTCGACTCGCTTACAAAATGAAACTTCTCGCCGACTGACTTGTCAACAAATTCGATAAATATCTTAAATTTCTCTGGAACCCCTTTAAAATGGTCCACATGATTAAAATCGGTTGAAAAGCATATCTCGCTATCCTGGCCCTGCTCCATAAACTTGTCTCCTCGCCAAGTAATGTCAGCACTCAAGCTGGGATTCTCCGAGTCAATGCATTCAAATTTCAATATTTCGATATCCGATTCTTTGATCTGACCAGCTGCTTTCAAACAAAGCGTAGGTGAGTACATGGGGAATCTACCGCTGGGTGGAACTGCCATAAACATGAAATGAACATATTCTCTTGAGGCAGTAAACCTTGTTTCTTTTTGAAGCTCCTGCTGGGTTGGGGAACTTTTGTCCGAGCAGGACTGGCCTGCGACAAAAATCAACGATAGAATCAGAATTTCCTTACGCATGGGTCTTCCCTTCGATGATCTCAATAACGAAAGCAGAAATCTGTGCCAATCAGATTCGCAACTGAATCGCAAAATGACCTATAAGATGCACTTTCGCCAAGGTGCTTCCGATCGATGAATATTTCCTGGCCTCTGGCCTGAGTCGCCCGGGTTCCACGGCGGATTGTTACAAACCAAACTGGTGCATCTGTCTGGTGGGTCTCGCCCTCGCGTCGTTGGTAATTCTCCTCCCATCGCCATAAATCCTGCGTATCCATGTCAGCCCAGAACTTTGCCCATTGATCCTTGCGTGGGACCAGGGCTGTTTCCGTCTTCCTGCCATCTGGATCGTCGCTGGCAGGAAAGGTCCTAAGAACCAGGGCTCCCTGCTCCCACTGCAGGGACTTTGATTCCGCGAATGGAGCTCCCACCGTGACTTTGAATTCATCAGGTTCAGATTGACCTGATTGTGGCGAGGTGACGCAGGCGTTCAGTAGGAATCCCAGCGGAAAGCAGCACAGAGCAATGGTTCTCATGAATTTCACCTCTTTCGATTCGCGTAGAGCTGCTGGATACCAGCCTTGTCATCGGGGTATAGCTGATATTGACCATTTCCACCCAGGCACATGATGCTTTGGGGTTGGGGACCTTCGAGATCACACACCGCAGTTTCTGCCCCGGTCACGGGGTCCTTGTAAACGACATAGGTGTCCTTGAGTCCAAAGGCATGCCCCATCTCATGCAGCAGTACGGTGCGCTTGTGCCCCTGGTACAGCGTGATCTCGGGGATATCATATAGGCCAATTGTCGTCCATTCGCGCTTTCCTGTAATTTTCGGGATGATCAGGACGGCCAAGTCAGCCTCGAACCGACTCTCCACAAAGCTCACCTTGACCGATACCGGAAGGGGGTCGGTCCACATTTGAATCGATTCGGTGATATGGGTGCGCAGAAGGCTCTCCTCACCTTCGATGTAGACCTTTATTTCCCGGTTATCGACCTTGTTGATCAGCGAGTAGGGATACCCCTTTGCCGAGACGTCGTATAGTTCCCACTTCAAGGAAGAGTCGGTTGATGGTGCCTGGCCGCAGGCAGGAATGAACATAACAAGCGAGATAGCCGCAAGCTGTTTCAGAAAGCGATTTTTCATATTTGCTCCGAAAGTAAATTTGGAATGGTTCAAGAATTCAATCTAGTTGTGCTCGGATCGCGGCTGCCTTAGTGCCCGAGTTTTTGGACAGAATATTTGATCCACGATTATGAATTGCCACTATTTGCCCAGCCGAATCTAGTATAGGCGCTCCACTGCTGCCCTTCTCAGTGTCACAGTTATGGAACCACCGATCACCAAAGTCTGGCCCCAGCAGTTGGCAGGGTCCCGAATTAAGAAGATTCCTGCTTCCTGGATACGAAAAGGCCGAAACTTCTCCAATTGATTCGATATCAACATCTGACAGCGCGAGGCTGATATCAGGATAAGGTTCGACTCTATAGAGCGCGAAGTCTCTCTCGTTTGATTCCTCAATGTAAACGATGCCGGCGCATTTAGAAGAAAGTGTTCCAGACGGATTCTGGCCTGTCCTTCCCCAGGTAACGTCAAAGGCTTCTGCACATTCATTCGCTGTGATGCAATGCCCGGCAGTAAGGACAAGTCCGTTCCCAAGGTGGGATGCTGTACACCCCTTCTGAACTCGACCGAGAGCATCGGTAAGCCTCAAATCACTCGAGGCTTCATACAGATCATTAGAGCCAATTACGACGGATGTCTGGCTTTCGCTCTCATACCGTCCGCAGGCTGCAACCAAGCCCACTATTGGCAATAGCAACGGATAAAGTCGCAAGGCATTTCCCCTCATTACATTTGGATCGAAAAAGTCCTGCAGCCATATTCCTAGGCCGCAGGACAATTAGAGAGTGGGTTGTTTACCAGTTGTTTGGATCTCTGAGATACTTGATATACTCTATTTCAAGCTGGCGTCGGTATTGCTGCTCCCATGTGCGGATAGTGAGATCAGAAATTCGCACGTCGCCTGAGCTGGCAGACTTGCATTTGTCTATCTCGGTTGCTGCAGCGCAATCCTTGGATAGATCCTCGATCTTTTTGATAGCCTTTTCAATCTTCGTCTTAAGATCGTCAAGCTCATTAAGGAACTGATCGCAGGTCTTGTTCTCTTTGATAGGAAAGGTACACAGGCCGCCCAGCTGCTTTTTGAGCACGTCAGCGTCTCGAACAATCCCTGTTGCGCGACCCAGGTCCTGCTCAAGTCTTCGATAGTCAGAGAAAAGCCCCTTTAGGATGAACCGTCGATATTCCCGCATGATTGGTGAGGCTTTTGACCCGGAATAATCGACTCCGGGGTATGGACTGGTGAGCATCACGTACCTGGACGACTGCTGCGGCTTCATGTTCCCGACTAAATTGGAGATTTGCTGAGCAAGACTTTCAACATCCGCCTTTGCTGTGATCAGCTGCTGAAGCGTGCTGATCGAACCGGCCCCGTAGGCCCTCACTTCAACATTCAAGCTTCCGATCTTGAGCAGCTCTGAGGCCACGTTGAGAAAGGAGGCAGAGGCATTCGCTGACGTCGCGCCGGTATTAACGGACGCCTGGACACTGGCTGAGATCTTCTCATAGGTTTCAAGGCTCTTTTTGGTCGTAGACAGAAGAACATAAATCCCCTGACCGCGCCGATAGCCGCTCACAAATTCCGTACCGCATCGCTTGAAAAAGTTCTCAGGCGACTTTTTGTACAGCTCCTGATACTCTGGCTTGAGCGTGGGGTTGACAAGATACCAGCGGCCATAGTCAGCGGCGGCATGAATACCAACCGATGCAAGATCGGATGTCATCGCATATTTTTCCGTCTGGCTATAATTAAATCCACCGCCATAAGTTGCAGACTTGATGTTTGCCGACACATTTACGTCAGTAAATTTGTCGATGTCCTGGTACGAGTTGAGTGACTGCACACTGACCTTAAGTGATGCTGACGAGGAATCGCCGTCAATAGCATCCTGTTGACCGTCTTCAGCCTTGTATGCGGCAGTCGCCATGTCGATACATTCCTCAAACGTATCTCCAGTATCGACATTGATCCCAAGGCCGCCTCGCACTTCACTCTTTTCATTCATTTCAATGGTTGCAGCCAGCTTCGACTGAGCCTGGGGCTCATCCTTTCCACACCCTACGGTAAAAACTGCGGCCGACATGCAGACCAATACGATTCGTGAATGCCATGGGTGATTTACCATTTCGCGGCTCCTTTCTCGTTCATTGTTCGCAGGTATCTGCTCCAGGAAAGAAGGCTGTTTGGAAGAGAAGAAATGCCTTCTACGGCGGACCACACCTCGGGAACGTCGTTCGTATAGCGGCCCGGCCATGTCTGGTCGAAGCTGGTTTGGTCTGGGTCATACTTGCAGAAGTAGTCATCGAACCCACCGCTTAGAAAACGACTTACGATGCTCTTATCGCCATTCCGTACTGGAAGGTAGGCAAGCCTGAAGGTTGCGCCGAGGCCCCGCGCCTCCGCAGCGAGTATCGAAGATGCTGTTTGCGGTTCTTCCTCAAGAAAGAAAGCATAGTTACTCACTTTGTTTCTTCCCGCAGTTTTATCGCAGGTGAAAGGGATCCGCATAACGGTGTACTGCGCGGAAGCTGCATTGTATGCCTGAATAAAGACATCAGGGTGGGCTACTTCGAGGATATAGTATTCCCCTACGCCCCGCTTTGCTGAGTTCGGCCATTGGAAATTGATCATATCCTGCACGTACTGCATAGGGAGTGCATAGTATCCTGGCATGTTACGCACGGCGCCGACACCACCTGTCATGGCTCTATAAAGGGGATATCTGAATCGCTCCAGATCTCCTGCCTTCTGGCTGGCGGTATATTGGGACTCACTTGAGGCAATGAAACTCTGCTCGTTCCATGAGTTACGGACAATCAGCGCTCCAGGGTTTGCCGGATATTCGCTCCGATAGAATTCAGAGTCGTAACCGACCACAGCAAGTGCATGGTTTTTTTCGGAGGCATAGAGGGGGAGATCCTGCTCATTCTGCCAGCCCTGACTGACCCTGCGGGCGTCCTCGATATATCGGTCGATGAGAGTGTCTTCAGACGATTCGTTTCTGTGTGAGAGCGAAGCCAGGAAGGAATCGTGGTCATATCTTTTTGTCAGAAGTCCAGTGTCATGGTCAAAAAGTGAGAGGACTTGCGAGTGGATAGAGAGCGTTAGGGCCTTACCAGCTCTTATTGCATTGATGAGATCGGCTGTGTTTCTGCCATCAAACTTAGGGCTATAAGGTTGGCCCGAATCCTGCGTCTCGAATGATTTTATTTGCTTTTCAAAACCAGTGGCGGTATCGCTTGCGAAGCTCACGTCGATGCTGGATATGAGAGACATATTTGGTCGCCAACCACCAGCGTTTCCGGTTCTGAAATCCGGAGCTGGATACATGAAGTCAGGAATGAGGGAGGGGGTGGCCTTAACGATTGCGTCGTCCTCGGGAGTGAGGGGTCTAATTCTCGGGATTGATAGGTCCTTGCCATACCAATTCTTATAGTTCCGGTGCCACGATGAGATCATGACCTTCGCGCCTTTATTGGCAAATGCCTGCTCCAGCGCATGGGCTTCTGCCTCGGACTGACAGGAAGGAGAGCGAACTTGATCGAGACCGTAATAACGCGGCGGCAGCGATTTTGGATACAGTGTTTCGGCAACAAGGTTCCATGGCGTGCTTGCCAGAGCAAGCATCACAGATATTTTTTTCATCATTTTTAAAACGTCCTTTGAAAGATTTTGGATTGACTACTGGTTTTGACAGTTCACGTAAAACCGGAATCCTGGCATCTCCCTGCAGAAATCCTCGAACATGGGAGCTTCCTTATAGATCGCAGTCAGATCCGCCGTTCGGGTGTCTATTTCCTGCTTCAATATCGGATCGAATTCTTTCAACATTTCGTAGTTCTGCCGCGCGATCCGCTCATTCGTAAGCTTGTCGCGCATGCAGCTTTGGTCGGTGGTCTTGTCGTCAGCAGCCGTTCCATCGAAGTAACAGCGACCGTAAAAACTTTTCCATCCAATAAAGACGCTGCCCCTATTACCACCCACAAGTGCAGAGACTGGCCGCAATTCCTCCTGGGCTTGCTGCATTCTTACGTAAACTTTCTTTGCGAAATCCTTGATTGGCTGTGGGCATGAGTTGACTAGCGTCACTGCATACGACACTGACGCTGGATAACTAAGAACTGTGGAGAAATCTTGCGCGAATGGATAATTGACCGGATCCCGCTCCATGGACAGAACCTTGTCTCTATCGCTATACCACTCTGCGTCAAAAGTCACCCGATTCATGGTTCCAAGCCACGTCGGCAGTTCAACATTGGTCGCATCAACTTCCGCGAACATACTATGCAGTCTCGAGTAACACTCATCGTCAACACCGGGAAGCTTCCCTTTCCGGTACGGCCTATACGCATCAAACTGATCGGCATGTCTAAGCTCATGCGTAATCGTGCCCTCGGCTGCCAGCACATCGACACCTAACAGTCTCCCCTTATCGGAGTAGACTCCTGATATGCGTGCATCTGGCTTCGTTTCGAGCATTCCAATGGTAATGCCTCGATCCTGACTATCGAAAAGCCGTTGCCACTGAGCTTTCATCAGGAGAGCATAGCCATTGGACCGTTCACTTGTTACAGCGATGATGTCATTTCTAACAGGATCAGGGATTTTCTTGAAAGCTATGAACTTGTACTTCCCTATGTAGCTTGGAGATTCTAGGAGTTTTGGCAGAGCTGGATGAAGCGCTTCAAGGAACGGAATCGGCTTTGCAAAATCCGGTCGTTCGTCGATCCCATCCCGGCCTCCGTTAACTGTATCAAGCTGCGCAACTAGGCTATCTACATCGACTCGCTGTGGACGCAGTCCAAGAATCTCTTCACCATCATTGACGACGACTCGATTTTGGTCTTTGGAATGGCAAGCCGGAACTGCCAGGGAAAGGATAAGTAAAATTTCTGTCTTTCGCATAAATCCATGATCCTTGTTGGTTAATCGCTTACGGGACTTCGATCACCACATCAAAGCTTTTCTGAGGAAACTACTTCTCTTCGACGATGAAACGACGATCTCTCCAGGTGTGACCACATAGCTTGGGGTCCCGCTGCCGCTCACGCCCCATGTTACCCCGATCGTTCCCGGCCTTGCAGACGAGTAACTGATAGTTTCACTCCAGAAGCTCGCTTGCACTCGAAAGACTGCATTGTTTACGAAGTTGTCTTCGTGGCATTGACTGAAAGCTGCTTTAAGTTGATCTTTCTTGGGATCAGCGAGAGTGAGACCTTGTGCGGAGGCTTCAGCCGCGAGGGCTCCCTGAGACCTCATAGTAAGAAGCCCCGTTCTGAATTGTCTGTAGTGCTCAGGAAAAATTGATTTGGCTTCATTAAAGCCATCCTGAATTTTTTCCAGGCGGACAACAAGGTCGGTCACGGGCTGGATGTCAGATATTTCAAGGTTCGGCGTGCTTTTGATTATGGACATATATTGTCCACCCCATTCCGTGAATATCTGAAAGCCGCAGAGTTCTTTTGCAAGCATTGCATCATAATCGTTGTCAGCGACAGGTAGATTGTTGACAAAAATTTGGTACTCATCGTTGATTAGCCGCGCTCCATCCCTTGCCTGATCCTTGCCGTAAGCAGTGGTTACAGCAATGGCCGAAACGATGAAAGCCAGAATCTGTCTGTTCGCAATCTTCATGAGAAAGTCCTTTAAATGACTGGGTTTAATAAAACCTCGTTGTTGATTGCTTGAAAAGGCATCCAACCCCGAATTTGAGTTCTGCAAAAAATTCTTATCTAAATCGGCTACTCGCTGCTGCTTGCATTTGAGTCGTGCTCGTGCAGCAGCTGCCGATAAATCTGCTGATCGCTGTAACCCTAGATAGATAAAATCCTGTACTTGCATTAGTCTTCAGTCGCTTCACAGACATCAGCGTGTGAGCGATATTGCATGGAAATTGCCGCAATATACGTGGGCGAAACTTGAGCAGGAAGACCACCGACCACGATCGCGAGATTCGGGGTCAGAGTGGAATTTGCTAGCTGCTCGGCATCGCTGCTGCAAAGTCCAGCACCACCGCCGCCACCCGTTTGCCCGCTGAATTCTTCGACCTCTGGTGTATCGCCGCCGCTAATACCGTCCGCTACTGCAGGTGGGGTGCCGCCACTCGTGCCCCAACCTTGCAATCGAGCACTACGACCGTGGATGTTGCCACCCGTTAGAGCAGGGGGTGAACCGCCGCCAGTGGTTCTGCCCTGCAAACCAAGGCCACCGCCGCCGATGCCGCTGCCTGTCAGGGCTGGTGTGCCGCCGCCACCACCAATGGATCCATCCATTACAGCCGGTGTACCGCCGCTTCCTCCTAGACTGCCATCCGTCATACTACGGGCACCGCTGCCACCAACTACAGTTCCGCTGACGCTAGGGAAATCACCACCAATGGAGCCACCCATTGTTAGTGTTCCACCACCACCCAGACCAGTACCTTGCAAGCCCAAACCGCTGCCACTTCCCTGCCCCGCAAGCGAAACAGAAGAGAGAATCAGACCCACAAATACAACTGACAGTTTTCTTTCCATGAGCACTCCTTTTATGGATTTCAAAAGTTCACACAACTGAACCAGCCAGCCCATACTTCCGTCTCTTGGTATCAATCGTAGACCGAGGTACACCAAGCGCTCTCGCCGCGTCGCCGATGGTTCTATGGTTTTTAATGGCTTCGCTGATCATCAAACTTTCTACAGCTTCAAGAGTTTCGACAAGGTTCCGTCCTGCCAAGATCGAAGCAAAAAGCTCTATGTTTGGCTCAAACGCCTCGCCATTTCCGATTTGTTTTTTTGCGGTAGGTTCCAGCATTCCTTTGAAAACAGGGAATCTGGAGATACACAGGGGAATCCCTTTCATCGTCGAAGCAAGGATCCAGGTGTCGATAGCTTTGAAAAGCTGGCGTATGTTTCCACGCCAATGAAATTGCGCAAGGTATTCAACCAGCCGCGCAAGCAGATCTCCGCTGATCGAAACACCATTATCCGACAAGCGGCGCGCGACCAGCGCAGGTAGGTCTGCCTTGCGATCCCGAAGAGGCAATAGGTGTATATCAATGCCAGTCAGTCTGCTTCTGAGATCGAGAAGGAATCGCCCCGCATCGACTTCATCATCCAGGTCCCTTGTAGAAGCAGCAACCAGCTGAAATCGGCTCTGGAGCTGGGAGGTTTCCCCAAGTCGGTTGAATGTTCCGTCGTTCATAACCCGCAGAAGCTTCTGCTGGATAGATATGGAGAGGGTGTGGATCTCATCCAGGAACAAGATGCCGCCATTGGCATCTTGAATGTATCCGTTTGTCGAAGAGTCCGCGCCTGTGAACGCTCCGCGTCTATGGCCAAAAAGAAGAGATTCGCAAAGGCTTTCAGCAATGGTCGCGCAGTTCACGACGACGAATGGGATGCTTCCCTCTCGATCGCATCGAAAGCGGTGGAGAAGTTTAGCTATCTCCTCCTTTCCAGTGCCGGTTTCCCCAGTGATGACTGTGGCGGCCTGCCCATTGGCGGCCAATCCCTTAAGGAGAGTGAGTTCGTCCCGGCCAATCACCAAACCATGCGGGTATTCTGTCTGAAAGCGACTCCATATGGAATCGTCGACGAGTCTCACTATCTCTAGGCTCGTTGCGCAGTCTTTCCTGCTCGCTCGTCCCATCCTGCTCATCTCCTTTTGACAATAGGGTTCGGCACCCACGGCGACATGGATTCATTCGCTCATGGCGGTTTTTCTATTGAACTAGGGTGAGAGGGAAAGACGTATATCGGGTGACACGCACTTGACGTTGAAGGTTAATAGAGATAACTTTCACATCAAGGACGCTGCTGAAAAACACTTATCAGCTGGAGTCGCCAAACAAGAGCTGATCATGGGTTTGTGTCGTCCTTGCCTCTCTTTAATCGAATGCGATAAGTCCTCCTTTCCTTATCCCACAAGACTTTCAAGCTTTGTGTTGGCAGTTATAAACTGACTGTGAATAGCCGCAAGATCTGAGTGTGTCTTTCATTGAGAAAAACAGTGATTGGTAATAGAGTAACAACGATTGTTAACAAATAATCGGCAGGGATTACTCAACATGACTCTCCTAGAGGAAGCACGCGAGCTTATCAAGCGGTATTTGACAGAGAATCCGCATCTGTCAACCGCTGCTCTTGCAAGGTCTGCTGGAATGCCTTTTTCAACAGCTAGATCTATAATTCAAGGTGAAGTGCAGAAAACTTCACTGGAAAAAATTACGTCACTACTTCTTGTGTTTATGCCATTCAAAGACGTCATGTCTTTGGTGGATAAGCACACTGAGGAAAAATTCTGGCTTGTGGTAAAGAACAACTGGAGCAAAGACGAAACCAAAACGGTGATAACCAGCGATGAATTTGAATGGGAATCACCAGATCATTTCATACTTGCGATGGCTGCTCTTCCATCTGGAGTTACACCTGAAAAGCTTCAAGCGACTTTCGGAGATTACATTGTACCTCGACGTGTCGAGCTTCTTCTTGATGCTGGCCTTGTTAGATTGGTGAATGGCAAACTTAAGCAATCTGAAGAGTATCTATACTATCCCAAGATTTCGGACTCTAAAGCGAAAGCTTTAATGCACCTGAACTCATGGACTACTGACGAAATTGCCCAAGGCGGTTTCCTCTATCATATTACAATGGCTTTAAGCGAAATCGGAAAAGAAAAGCACAGAGACCTGACGAGACGATACCTTGATGACAGTCTTAAACTAGCAAAAGAGCATCCTGGAGATCAGAACGCACTGCTGCTCTCGATCGTGGGATCGTTCCTGAGAGGTGGAGAATGAAAATATACTTGCTTGCGTTGCTTTTAATATCGGGCACAGCGTTTTCTGGTGGGTCAGCTGGCGGCGGTGGCCTGGGCAAGCAGCTTCAGGAAGTAGCCTTGTCAGAAACAATGCTATCGACCGCCAGGATGGAAGAACTCCTTGGCGATAATCTGAAACTCGATATCGCCGCTCTGCCCCAAAATATACGGACGACCAGGTTGATGGAGTTGAGCAGCGAGGCCCCAGCGGGTATCTTGCTTGAAGTGCAGCCCACTGACTTTGATTTGGTCTCTGTCGCTGCTGCCGAAGGCAAGGATTTCGTCTATCGCGATATGAATGTCCGCGCGACAGGTATTGATCCCGAATCCAAGATCGTGACCATGACGCTGGTCGACGATCCATCAGTGACTGTCGTGGTCAAAGACGCTGAGAGCAAATAAAGGTCGCGGGGCCTCCGCCGGGGCCTCAGACTCTCCACAGGGATCGCTGCTCACTCTCCTGCCGCCTGAGCACTCGAATGTTCATCGGCTTCGGCTGCGCCGCGGTTTTCTTGGCCCTGATGGCCTTGGTCCGGATTTCAAGCCAGAGATGGACCAGGCGTCCGGGCACCTTTGCTCGCTCACCGTATGCCTGCCGCACATGCTCCCGTATCTCATCCAGCGCTATTGCTGTTCGCTCCAGGCGTGCCTTGGTTTCTGGCGGCTCCAAACCATGGAGCTCAGGATCGTCCTGAGTTAGATTTGCCATTTTGGCGTCCATCATGATCAAAGCGTCCTGAATTTCTGCAAGGGCTTCGGCTCGAATACGATCAACAGCACTGCTCATAGGGCGGGAATCTCCAAGGATGATGGAAATGGTGAGGCCGCCTGAGCAGCCCCTACAACTCATGACACTACTTGATTCCGATTATTGCGACCTTTAGCTGGCAATCTGCCGGCGCCGGCCCTGCTTTTTTATTGCCAGGCGTGCGTGGTGAATGCACTCGGGATTAACCTTGGAGCCGTGGCTGACAGTTACTTTGCTGGCTCCATCAGAATAATAGGCATGCGTGCCGTTCCTGACGAGTCGGAAGCCATGGTCTTTCAGATATTTGACGAATTGATTTTTTGTCACGGAAGACTCCTGCTGATGGAAGTCAGACATGCGAATCATACCATTCGCACGTTAGAAAACGATTGGACGACCTGCCTGGGATAAAGGGTGCAAAACGGCTTTAGGTTGCACAATCGCAATCTATTATCTTAAAATCGCACATGCGACTTTAAGATAATTCATCATTTCCCCTCCCCTATCGCAAACACATTGCCGACAGTTTTCGCTTTGAGCCGGTAATGATTCTCGAGGCGGGCGATGATCTTTTCACAGAAAAGCGGCTCAATCTCAACGCCAAGCGCCACACGCCCCGTGTCCTGCGCGCCTGCGAAGATGACTCCGGATCCTGCGAACGGATCGTAAACCACGTCCCCTTCATCAGTGTGATTGAGGATCGGGCGGGTATAGAGTTCGATGGGTTTTTGGGTGGGGTGGACCCGGTCCTTCGCTGGCGGCACCTCGGCTGTCCAAAGGGTCGTTTGTTTCCGGTCGCCTTTCCAGTTTGCGGTCTCGCCAAAGCGCACGGCATAGACGCAGCTTTCGTGCTTCCAATGATACGCTGAACGACTCAGGCTTGCCCGGTTCTTCGCCCAGATAATCATCTGCCGCGGCTCATAGTCGCCGTCGCGCACGGCCTGGATTGCGACGTCCGTGGCTGTCGATGCGTGCCATATATAGGCGATCCGCGCCTGGGACAGATGGAATGCACGGGACCACGACGCTCTATGATCGTTGCGGATCCGAAGATCCTCGAGGTTCGTGGCCTTGGCAAGCACTGTCGCAGGCTCGTGTCGGTCCCGAACCTTGAAATTGACCCCGTAGGGCGGGTCAGTGACCATCAGAACCGGCAGCTGGCCGCCGAAGAGCGGCGCGAGCATCGCAGGCTCGGAGGCATCGCCGCAAAGAAGGGTGTGTCTTCCGATTTTGATAAGATCGCCAAACCTGACTTTTTCCATACTGATCTCCCAAAAAAAGTATCCGTCAAACCCTATCGAATCCGGTTAATGCCATTGACATCAGGCTGAATTCGCAGGAGAATTACCGGGACAGCTTGGGAGAGCTGAAGGAAGGGATCGCGGAAACGCGGTCCCTTTTTTATGGCCTGCTATCTGAAATCGGTCGCATAACTCTGCTGCTTCCAATAAAAGCTGTCGAGTTCATCTTCATCGTAGTAGCGATCAAAGTATTCATCGACCACGTCCTCCACCTGCTCACTGAATTTCCATCGCGCGGGCGTCGTCTTTTTATCCTTGAGAAGATAAAGAATCCTGAGGTGCTGGCCGCCCCTCACACGCTGAAAAATCCCGTGGTGCGGATAGGGTTTCCAGGCTGCATTTTTGGAAAAGTCGAACGCGAAAACATCCTTGCGATCGCGCAAGGCATTTGGAAACATTGACCTCGGGATGAGAGACTTTTCCGATGGACGGGCCGCTTTCGGGATCGCCACATGACCTTTGGGCTTCCACGTCTCACCCTCTTCCTGTTTCAAAAGCCAGGGATCCACCGAAAAAACGCGAGCCTGAAGAGACTCGCGATCTGCCCGTTCAAACCGAATCCCTTTTTGCGCCCAGTTTTTGCGTAGGGTGAAACGGGAAGGCATATCAGCCTTCAGGGATTTTGTAGCCTGCGCGGCCGTCAGGTTCAGGGCAGCCATGAGACGTTTCGTCTCTTCGATCATCTCAGATGCTGACCAGTTTTCAGCGCGGTTGTCGTCCATCACATCAATGATCAGCATCGAGCCCTCGACAGGTTTAACGGATGGTCCAGAAATCACCGGACAGCTTTGGATCCTCGATAAAGCGGTAGGGAAGATAGCCATAACCTTCCTCGCCCCAGCCGTCACCCCAGCTGTTTCTGATGATGAGGGCCTCTTTCGTATCATCATACCCGCAGACCAGGACCGCATGGCCGCCATCGCGCTTCTCGCCTGGCTTCGGTACGGGGATGTATCCGGTCTTTCGCACATTGCGACCGTCGATGGAAGGGTAGACCGAGAAGCCCAGAATGATCGGATGGCCCTCGCCAATCACCTCACGGAACTGATCAAGATCGCGACCGAGACGCTCGTAGGATTTGATCCTTTCCTTCGCAGCCACGGCAATGGCCTGGTCTGGAGGACGAATCGAGAATTTTTTGATGTCATAGGGCCATTGATCCTCGGGCGGATATCCCCAGGTGGCGATAGCTTTGATGGTATTCCGCAGCGTTGCGCCTGAATCGGTGTTCTTCGTACCTTCGAGAGTTCGGGTCGCATAGTAAACGAATAGCCGCGAAGGCAGAACCACCGGCATGTCCTGATCATAGACATCCAGGAACATGCAGGCCGCGCATGCAGCTTGGGCCGTGCATGAGCCTAGATCGCCCTGATCCCACACGCGGAAATAGCGCCTTCGATGATCGACCACCGCGGGGAATTTCTGAGATGATCTTTTCGCTTTATAGATGAAGTCGCGTTCATCAGCATTATCTGGGAGCCAGCCTAAATTTTTTCTCACGGTCATCACGATTCCTTGTCCAAAGCCTTGAATCAGGCTTCTGGAAGGATACCTCTGCGCGCCGTGAAGACGAAGAAATCTGCTGTTCGCAAAAACTGCGAACACGCTGCGCTACGATCGTTGGTTGACATGAAACAGGTTTTGGATCATTGTCCGCGCCGAAGAGCATATTGCCAGCAAAATCTTCTGACTCTCGCATCCAGATAGATGGAGAAGAATTCCTGCTTTTTCTCGGGAGCGCTGAGGGCACCCAGAATGCAATCAAGGACGAACGACTTCGGCAGGCGCCGACCGGATTCAATATCCGCGATGTACCCAGGCGAGTAACCCGATTTCCTGGCGAGATCGCGCAGCGAGTAGCCGCGGTCCATGCGGATAGCCTTGAGACATTGTCCTAAGTCCATTCGCACCTCAAAAGAGAGGTTTAATTTTCGACCACACAAGAAATGCAAGACCGGCAGCTGAAAGGATCGCGAGCACGGTGGCAGCCGCTCCACCGAGTGATACCCGGGGCCGCGCGGGAAGCTTGAAAGCTGCCGGCTGGTTGTTACTCAGAATGACATTGGCAAACAGTTTCGTCTTCAAATCGCTGTTCATGGTCCACCTCATGCAGAAATCGCGATATCCATTATACGCTTTTCCCAACCGGGGCCGAAGACATCATAGGTTTTGAGGCTTCGATAGAAGCGGAGACGCTCCACGAGAAAGGCTGAGAGAACGCGTTTTGGCGCATAACTCTTTGCCGCCTTGACGGTCTTATCACCCAGGATCCCATCGACCACCAGGTCGGCGCCCAGACGGTTCAGGGCCTGCTGCAGAAGTTCGCCCGCTGCGTGGAGTCCATGGTTAACACCCGCATCGAACAGCGGCAGGGCCAGCCGCGGTGAGAAGCGATGGAGCCGGAGCGGCTTCCAGTAATCGCGCAGGTAGATTTCCTTTGCCTGGTCCACGGTCAGGTTGCGGATCCCTTCCTCGCCCAGTTCCGGGTGAGCTCGAAGAGAAATTCCATACTTTGTCAGCCCGCCGGGGTCTTTGGGATGGGAGACAATATGTCCCCCACCCTCAAGTTCCAGGACAAGCTCTACGGCCTCCTGGAAACCCATCACGCAGCCCTTCTCGAGCCAAGGGCGATGTCCTCGGCTGCGGTGAGAAGACGCTTCGCAATCACAAAACCTTCTGCAGCGGAAAGGTCTTCGATTTCCGCGCCTACCAGCGTGATGCCAGCGAGCGCTTCAGCGAGCTTTGCCTGGAAGTCAGCCGACAGCACGATCTTCGCAGCATCGCTCAGTTGGAGGCCGTCGCCGCGGATTTCCTTGAAAATCAGACCTGCAAGTGTCGCTACCAGTTCAATCACTTCCAGCGTCTCCTTCGTACTTTGCTTTTCAACCATCTTTCGGAACCTTATAAAACACCAGCCCTACGCCGGCAAACCGATGCCATGCAGGGACTGGACATTTTCAACTGTGATCACATGATCCAGGCCATCGCGCTCGGGGCGCTCTCTGACCTCACGATTGATTGCGCGAATGTCCGTGCGGATTTTCTTGATCAGGCTGCCGTAAGCACCGCTGATCGCTTTCTTGCTGTCCTCGGCCTGCTCGAACTGGATCAGAAGCCGCGAGATGCGGGCCTGCAGATCCTCGGTGCTCATGTCCTGAAGTTCCTCGGTCGTGATGTTCGAGTACGCCCGCGATTCATTTTCGATCTGTTCCAATGTGCTCACGCTTTATCACCTTTTTTCAAATATTGTTCGTTCGATTCGATCAAGCCTTTCCTGGAGCAGCTTGATTTCCTTTTGATGAGTAACTTCCAGGACAACCTCCACCTTCTGAAGACGTTCAGAAAGGTTTTCGAGTCGATCCTTGAAGGTGTCGAAGCTATCGCGCAGCTTGTCGTAGCTGTCGCGAAGTCCCTTCATCGAATGCAGCAGGAATAGAGTCAGGGGCAGCCCACCGGAGGCCCCGATCGCCAAGCTTTGGACGGTGTCCAGATTCAAATCCATTTCCAGTTCCTTCGCCGTGTATTGAAGTGCGGCCAACCCTGGCCGATTGGTCCTATCCTGCGCGGGCGTCCAGCTGCTCGACTTCGATCTCGATCCAGCCCGGGACATCCTCGGGCGCATATTTCTTCAGGCACCTGCCATCCACGATCCGGCTGTCGTTGACCCAGAGAATTCCCTCGAGCGCATCGCCGAGCAGTTTTTCGATATTGTCGTAATCCGGCTTGGTGTCGGCCCAGACCTCGTGCTTTTTGCTCCTGGGCCTCGTTCGCCAGGCTGTGATCAACACCCGCAGTGGGCAGTCCATGGGCTCGCCGCGGTACTGGCCGCGAATGGAATCGGCAACGGCCTGCATCGCGGCCCGGGTTTCGGGATCCTTGAAGCTGCCGTTTCGGGTGATCCTCGGAACTTTTTTGCCCTTTGGTTCCAGTGGAATGGTAAAATGAAGCAGCACTCTATACACCTGTCGCGAAGATTGTGTGACCCCCGCCTACTCGCACGGGCGGGGGAATTTTTAGAACGGCAAGTCTCCAAGATCCTGATCGCCCATTTGCTCCGAGACATTCGGCTGCCTGCTCGCTCGAGCGCGAGCCTCGGTGCGTGGGCTTTCCTCCCGCGGCGCACTAAGAAATCGAACCACGTCGGCGATCACGTCCGTCGAGTAACGTTTCTGGCCCTTCTGGTCCTCCCATGAACGGGTGGACAGCCGACCCTCGACGTACACCTTCGTGCCCTTGCCGCAGTATTTTGCGACGTTCTCAGCCTGTTTGCGAAAGGCCACGATCTGATGCCATTCGGTCTTCTCGTGCTTCTGGCCATCCTGATCGACCCATTGATCGGCAGTGGCCAGCGAGAAGCGGCAGGTCGCAACACCGGAATTCCCATGCTTCAGCTCGGGAGGCTTTCCTAAATTTCCGACAAGGATCACCTTGTTTACGCTGCTCATGCTTCAAGCGCCTCGATCAGGACCTGGGCTTCGTGGACAACTGTCCAGGATTCCGCGGCCGTCTCCACGATCGAGAGCGGGCCCGTTCGATCCTTGCCGAAAATCCGCTTGTACTCAGCCATATCAATCGCCCGCACAGACACGACCGCGGATCTCTGGATCCAGATCTGTGTCCCATGCTCGGTGGTCAGGCTGATAAAGCGCGATGCCGGCGCGGGTTCATCCCGGGGAGCGGGATCTCTATCGCCTTCAGGGTTGGGCGTGGGCGTCGGAGCATCGGTGGGATTTCGATCGTTTCTTGGTGGCATTCAGGGGTCTCCAATTTTTCACCTTAAAGTCGTATGTGCGACTTTAAACTTCATAACGCTCAGGACTTCCGATTTCCAAAATGGGATCCAATAGCAAATCCCGCCGCGAATATCATGAATGGTAAAAACAGCAGGAAAAAGAAGGCAGCGCTCACGCGGCATCCCCCCGCCGCCGGCACTCCGGTCGTCAATGATGTGCTTGAGTTCCATCAAAAGCTCATTCTTCGGAAAGCCATTGAGTGAATCAATGATCGACGGCCACTCGGCGTCGGGTACGCGAGCCTCCTTGAGCTTTCTCTGAATCCAGTCCTTGATCCGGGGATCAGTCGTCTGCACGATCGGCTCAGCCCGGGTGGGCTTCTGAAAGTCATCATCGGCGCCCTCCATCTCGTCCCTTGTGTAGTAGCCGGACAGCTCCTCGGGGAATGCCTTGCGCAGGGCCTTCGCCTCCGCACATTTTTCCAGCATGCTCAGTGGCATCGAATCCCACATCGACTTCCTGCCGTCGCGGCCAGGCTTCGTGTACTCGCTGAACAGGGCCATGGCGCTGAAATCGCAGATCTGGCCCTGAACGATTTTTTTGACTGTGATGGTGGCGCTGAATGGCTTCCCCTCGGCGTCGAGCGTGTACTGGACCGGGTTGATCCCGGCGTAGGAGCCAGTCCGCTCCGCGATCAGCCTGTAGGCGTCGATCGAGAGCACGATGGTCGCCCGGCCCCCGGCCTTCATGAAATAGATCTGGCGGGCGTCGGGCCTGAGCGAGCGCGAGCGGCAGACTTCGACAAAGTGCTCGAACTCCTCCTGGGTCGCATCCTTCGCGTAGTGCCGGCGCAGGAAGTCGATCTTCTCCGGCGTGAAATAATCCAGATTCTGGTCCTTCTTAACAGGCAACATCCGAAAACTCCCGTTCGAGCTGGTGGATAAGATCAGGGTCCATGGCTGCTCCGGTGCCAGGCTTTGGTGCATAACGCGGAAGCCCCAGCGGCCGTATTTCCTCTGGAAGCCCCGGCCACTCGCCAGATTCCAGGCACTTTTTGAGGAGGGCGAGGTTTCGACTGACAAAGTCCCGACCGAGCGCGATTTCATCAGCCGTCGCCTCATAGGCAGCGACGAGGTGGGGAGCAGTTGGCTGGACGCAAACGAAGATATATTGCTCTGGCAGTATCCCGGTTGTCCGATAAACGCCTTCGATCGTGAGCGCAGCTGAAACAAAATAGTGGAGCTTATAGGCCGCGTCCTGGAACTTCGCATGGCTCACGAACCTCGCTGTCTTGAAGTCGACGATGATGCGCTGATCGGCGCTGATCCAATCGGGTCTGCATTTGCAAAGAAGCCCGGTTTCCGAATCCACCCAATAATAAGAGACCTCGAAACGGCCTGGCTTTGAGAGCAGCTCAGCTGCGGGCGCGTAGCGATGAATGGCCGACTTCATTTCGAGCACGGGCCGCGCCTCATCAGGCTTCAGACAGATCCTGCCTGGGTGGGCAACCTCAAAGTCTTTCCAGATTTTGGTGTTACGCGCGGCGTCGGGACCGATCGCATAGACCTCATCGAAAATTCCTTCCATCGCTGCATGAAGCGCAGTGCCAAGGCGCAGAGATTTCGTTTCGCTCGCGCCGCCATGGTCACGAGCCCAGCGATAGACCGCTGGCGCCTCTTCGAGCAGGCCAAGGCCCGTCTTCGATACCCCATCGGAACCGTGATAGCGCTCAATGGAAAGGCCCGGGTAAATGCCTGGCTGCATGCCTATCCCACCTTCTGGCAGCGGTAGCGATAGATGCGCTCTGGCCGGACACGGAAAATGGACTTCATGCCGAGTTCGTTACGGACAACCACTTCGATTTCATCGAAGTCTTCGAACGTGCTTTTGTCCAGCTCACCGAGTCGAATGAATATGGCGCGCCGCGCTGTGGAGGCTTCGATAGTGGAGATGTCATCAATTTCGGGGATTATTACTTCAAAAGCCTGCATCCAGTGGTCCTCGATCTGAGGACAGGAGTGCAGCAAAGGATGGGGAATCCGTGCTCCATTTTTTCCTCAGAAAAAAAGCATCCACGGGCCAGCGGCCCGCGGTGCGAATGCTACAAAAACATCTCGCCTGAGAGGCAGATTTTCTTTTTCAAACGTGTGCATGATCTTTCTCCTTTTGTAGCTTTATGAGGGCCTCCGGCGGCAACAATCCAAAGCCGGAAGCCCTTCTGCAAACAGCGGTTTGGAGGAGCTGTTTGCTACGTGGCCAATATACATTTGGAACTGCAATCCGGGCAAAGAAATTCTCTGAATCGAGACATTTTTAGTTCCGCCTGTGAACTGCTTGATAGTATTTTTTAACTCCTGAAAAGAAAGGGAATGCCCATCAAATAATTACCTTGACGATTTTGGCAAGGTTGAATCGCTCGCAATTTGTGATAATCATGGATCCAGAGCCCCCACTGGACGCAAAAAGGAGATGAAAGTGGCTGAAGTTGAACCATTGGAAGAGTCCGAAGTTGCATATATACGTGCGAAGTCAGAGCAGCTTTTAAAACTTATTGAAGAAACTATGGGATTTCGCTTGACCTATGACGTTCAAGGTGTCGAAAAACTTTCCTCATTTATAGAAGACTTGAGAGCGAAAGGCAGACCAGAGCAGTTTGAGCATATCATCAATCCCTGCGGATATTTTCTAGGTGAAGCGATTCTGGCCAGCGTTGCAGGAAAATGGGTGCTCCATGAGCAGGAACCAGCCATCCAACTCGATGTTGGCGGAATCGGCTTTCCCATTACGAAAGTGCATAAGCACATCGAAAATGGCCTAACAGACAACATCCTGGGTTTATTTCGCTACTGCGTGCATCGGGCAAACGAAGGCAAAAAGCCGTAATCGTGTTACTGGGATTTCAGATAGTCATTGTAAAAGGAAAGACGGCGAGGGTTAGTCGCCGCCCCTATAGGAAGGACAAATGCAGAGAGAATGCAGAGAGTCTGAAGAAAGCTGGAAGATTAGAACTTATATGCAACAAACAAGGAATAATCGTTTCGAGTCTGGCTCAGGTCCTTGACGCGGAAGTCCCAGTCCTTCGCCTTCATGTCATCCTTAACCAGGGTGGTGCTGTACTGATATTCAGCTCCCAGGCTCACGTTTTCGGCAACTGCAAAAGCTGCACCAGCGCCCAGGTCGGCATTGACCAGCGAAGCAGGTTTGAAGGTCTCGCTGCCGAACTGGTGAAGACTGAGACCGGCTTTCCCATAGAGGCTGAACGCGTCCGTTTTCAAAACATCGAATGCCGCGTAGCCGCCTAGAGCAGTATCGAAGTGCTTCATGTTGTAGCGGTCGAACTCGGTGTAGGACAGGCCCAGGCCAACGCGAGCGCGCTCATTCAGGGAATAATCCAGATCCACGCCAACGCCTTTGCCAGGCACCCATCGCTTGCCGCCGTCAGCATCTTCCTCGATGCCTTCGTCGTCAACCGTGCTCTTTGCGTCGAGTGTCATCTGGCTTTGGATCACTCTGGGCTTGATCGCAAGATCCTGCGCGAACGCGCCGGAAGCCGCCAGGACAGATGCGAGAGCAATCATGTTACGAACCATCTCAGTCTCCTTAATGTGTGCGACAGCTGTCGCGATTTGCAAACAAGCAAGAGGTGGGCCATTGGAATAGGCTCATTCCTGCATGATTCAGAGTTAATTTTATGGATTGTTGCCGTGGTGCAGTGTTCTCAGGAACACATCTGCATCGTGGAAGCTGTGCTCGAGCGAGGATGGCAGTCAAAGAGTATCTGAATTTCCGGCACTGCTCTGAGCGCGATTAACATCACTTCTTCCCTCGGCAGCACCTTGGCCAGCCTCAGGATGGTCTTGAGGTCCGGCTCGCGGCTGCCGGAAAGGATGGCCGATATCGTGTTCTTAGGAACGCCAGTCGCCCGTGACAGCGCGGCTGCAGTTCGATTCGGGCCAGTTTTGAACCATTCCAAAATCAAATCCGCCAAGCTCATACCATTCCCCTTAAATGCGCCGCCTCACGTCAAGTGGCTCGCCGGGCCTGGGGTTCCGCCAGACATTCCGGGATGCCGGTTTGGGCGGGGACTGTGATCCCCCCTGGCTTCTGATCACGACGAGTGTCCGATCCTGAGCCGGCCTGTTTTTCTTTTTTTGGACAGCCGGTTTCGGCTTCACCGAATTTCGTGAAGACTTTGCTCGTTTCTCGTGAACCTCATTCTGCCCTGCGGCAAGGAGAGCGCGCCAGCGTTCGTAATCTTCTCTGACGATGCTCTGGCCTGCGACTGGCAGGTCCAGGGTACCGGCCTTCACCTTCTGCCAGACGGATCCGAAGAACGTCCGCTGAAAGGAGCGCAGATGCTCACGTCTTGATTTAAAGGCGGGTGCTTCAGTCACGAGGGAATAAATGTTGCTTGAGGCAATCAGCGCTTCCCGAGAAATCGTCGCGGCCACTGCGCAGAAGCTGATCGCCCACCGGGGATATATCCTGGCGGGATCGTCGAGCCGCAGCAACAGATCCTTGAAAACCCAATCGCCATGTATCTCTCGAAGCGAGAGGTACTCAAGTGGTGAAAATCGAATGAACGGGAAATAGCCAAGCGCTGAGGCATCAGCTGTAAAATCGGTTTTGCTCATGAGCTGCTCCCTTTCATCTGTCAGTCCTCGCCTCAGAGCGTCCATGTGGCAAAAAGAGCCAGTTCCTGAACTGTGGCGCGGAAATCTTCAAACGCAATTCTGTTACTCGCGCGGATGGTCCCTCCGTTTTCATCTCGGCCTCTTGAAGAAGATCTGGCCCAGTTTCCATTGGATGCAAGTGTGTCCGAGTATTTATACTCGACGTTCAGCACCAGCGATTCGATTGGGCGATACTTGGCTCCGACGACCAAATCACCATTGAAAGATTCCATGGCCTCAAAGTCGATGTTGTAAGCAAAATCCTCTTCATTCTCTTCAATCACTTCGACATGGGTATCAAACATCTTGAAGCTGCCACCAACTCCTGAGTAGATTGAATATTGATCACGTTTGATCCAGGGATAGTGGACAAGCGTGGTTAAGGAATATAAATCAATCCACGTCTTGGGCTGCGAGTTATAACGAGCGAAATCCAAATCGGCAGCAAGAGTGAAATCTTCGAAATCCTCACCCACTCTGACTCCACCCACTGCCGCATTTTCAAATGCATCCCTGTTCGGTTCACGCTCTGTTTTTTTCTCAGCGACACGCTGGCCATCGGTGCCGACATATTCCATTTCCAGATCCGACCTTACAGATTTGGCTCCAAACTTTAGGTTCTGATGTCCAACTTTCGCCTCAACAAAGACACCAAGGGCAGGACTGGACACAGCAAATGCACAAAAGAGGATGGATTTTGAGTTCATACGTTTTCCTTAGGGAGAAAGCCGGCTCTAGAGTGACCAAAGGGGATCGAACAACAAACACCGTTTGTTCGATGGAGAAGAATCTGCCCTAACAGCAATCTGAATTCATCAAAAATCAGCATGCAATCTCAAAAAGAATGTTCTCTGCGATGGCACACGAAACGCTTATCATACAAAGCATTTAGAGAAAGCGCAGCGAATCGAATCAACTCATTTCGTTCTCATGCTATCGCTGGAGGACCACCACTGCTGCTACCCCCATCTTCGACTTCAAACCTGCTTCTCATAAACCACCCTATCATTTGGAATGAGAAATGACCGTTCCTCGCGAGTCTCTTCTATGTAGACATACACTCTGGTTTTCCTGGCTCTCAGGATCATGCCGTGGTAGCGGCCATCTATCAAAACGCGGGTGCCCGAGCGGGCATAGGGAGCCACACGACCCGGCGCCTCGCTGTAGGCGCCTCTTTCCGGCTTTCGGATTTTGTCGAAGCTCAAGGAAGATCGTTTTTCTGCCATTTTATGCCCCGGAGTTATCCATGCCGCCTGCTCAATCGTCGACGTCCTCGGTCCCCGAATCCGGCTCTTCAATCTCGAAAGGACCACCGGGAGGACATCCACCGCCGCTAATGAAGCCATTCCGCTTCAGACGCCTGACTATAAATCCGGTACTTTCCATCGCATAAAGTATCATGCCCAGGACGGTGTTTTCCGTTTCGGGATCATGGGTCGAAGCCTCTTCATCCTCCCCAAGAGCAAGGTTTATATTTGAAGCTAAAACCTCATACCCTTTTACCGGAAGCTTATATCCGTCATGGATTATGACTCTATCTCTTGCCGCTGAAATCAGCAGACAGAAATTGGCTTCGGACGAGGTTTTCTTTTCTCCCGTCTCATTACCTCCCTTGCTGTGCTTCAATTTAACTACATTGGTATCCTGGCGCTTGGAGAAGTGGTAGGTTGTTGGAAGGGGCTCATCACCACATGCGGCATACTCGCGCCTCATTTCTTCAGGCGGGAAATCCTTTAAAAAAGTGGCAAACTTCTCTTTGCTGAAGATTTCGCGTTTCTCGTCTTTTATAACTTTATAAATTGCGCCGATTACGGAATTGAAAAACACCATGCCAACGTACCGGCCAAGGGAATAAAATTTCTCATAGTCCGACATGAAGGATGGAAAGATTCTTCTGCCGTCAAGCGTATCGAACATCTTCATATCGAGAAGCTTCACCATGACTGCCGCTACCTTGTCGATGTTGGCCAAACGATTAACTTCTTCAAAAAAGTCATCCACAAAGAGATTTGATATCATCCCCGTCCTGGCAAATGCCGTGGCGGACATCGTCCAGGACATCTGGATGCCTTGATACATGCAGATGGCACAGTGCGGGTCAAACCCGTATTTTTTAAAAAAATCCAACTTCACTTACTCCGATCGACAATATTTCATCAAGTTCAAATGGCAAGGACACATGGTTCCTTGCCCTGGTGACCGCAACATAGAGCAGATTGATTTCCTGCTCAGCAACTTCCTTCCGCATCCGGCCATCCTTTTCAACGAACCGGGAAACGAAGTCATTGGACAAACGGACGTTGGCCCATTCCAAACCTTTTGCCTTGTGAGCTGTCAGGATATGGGTGGCCGCTGTTTTCTTTGCATTTTTGGCGATCTCGATCAGCGATTCCACAGCGTCCTTGAAGTCCTCAGCTCCCATCTTCTCGAGAAGCGTGAGGGCTCGCATGGTGTCAACATCGCCCCGAAGGTCAGCCTCGTGCTTAAGCTCCTCGACATTGGTGAAGCCATAATATTGCGACTCGTGGTTCAGGATCGGAAGCTTCATCTTCAGCCGGTAGATATCAAGCATCGACAGGAGGTAAGCGTGGGGAAGGCAGTCGGCAAAGTAGATATCGCCGCGGAGATTTGCAAGGGCCTCCTGGAGAACGCCGACGTTGGACCGGCAAAGAATCGCTGTGCTCCCCTGGGCCTCTTCGGATCCTGCACCGATAATCTTCGGGATCGACCCGGCCCTGAACTTCGCTCGGCAGTAGCGGTATTTCAGCGCAAGCACCCGGTTGGCGAGCGCCGCCACACCAGGGCCAAACCGGAAACTCTGAGTCAGCGGCAGGGCCAGGATCCCCTGCTCAATGAGTCCTTCGATGGTATTGATCGCACCAGTGAATTCATAGATGGACTGATGCTGATCACCCACCCAGACCTTCCGCATTGTCTGCCGCCTGACGATATCAAGGATCACAGGATTGGCATCCTGAGATTCATCGAACAGGATCGCATCGAATCCGCGGATCTCCGGGCGGGACAGCTGATACATTTTCAGATAAGTGGAGTGCTCGAAAGGCACCGAACTCTCGAGGTCAGTCTGAAGGCGAAAAAACTTCTCTGCATGATCCTGGAGCTGTCTGATGAACTGACCAAGTTTCTCTGCGAGCAGCTCGGACTGGTAATAGGCGACCATGACCGCAAGCGCGCCGGGGTTCACCGAGCGAATCGTCGACAGTACGTTGCGGCGACGGTCCCGGTCGATCGTCTCCAGTGAAGCGATAAGCTCTGGATAACGGTCCTTGATCGAAGGATATCGTTCGATGAACTGATTGATGACTTTTTCAATATCGGTTTTTAATCCGTCCACACCTTTCTGGGAAAGGATGAAGGCGGCAGATACCAGCCTTGCGATGCGATCGTCAGGTTTTACTGAGATTTGTTCTTCCATCGAGGACTCAAAGGACTTCACGGCCTCACGAAGGAGATCGATATATTGCTTTTCGTTGATCCCTGGCATCCGGATCGGATCGCCCGAGTCATCGAAGATCTGCATGAAGAGGCACTCAAAATCATACTTCCCCATGTTCAGCTTATGCTGATGCTGACCAAGGCCCAGATATCGGTAGGCCAGCGAATGGGCGGTCATCACCTGGACGTTCGGCGGGAATTTCCCTTTCGCTTCGTCCGCATTTTTGCGATTGAAGCATAGATAGAGAAAACGCACGTTCGGATAGGCGCGTGCCAGCAGGATCAGCGTCGTGGTTTTACCGGATCCAGCGAATGCCGGCGCAATCAAATCGCCGCTGTTCGAACCGAACGCCTGAATCAAAGCCACCTGCTCCGGAGTCGGATCGAGGGAAAGATTTGCGATTTGGGGCACCAGGACTTTTGGCTGCGTGGCTGCGGAGCGGGCCGGGTAAACAGGCATCTCCGTCGTAAGGGTCAGCTCGTCTTCGTCCATATCGAGAGGAATAAGCTGGAGCTGTGGTTCGCGAATAGACACCGCGGTACGCTGCAGAGGCTTTGGGCCAATCGAGGTGTCAGCGATGATTCTTCTCGCCTCAACTTCCTTCGCAGCAGGCACCATCCAGACACGACGGGCAGAGTCGAATTTCCCACCCAAATCGCGGATCCAATCCCGCACTGTGTAAAGCCGGTTTCCAGCGCCCAAATCAATCATTCCGTTCATCAGCGGCTCCAGTCGGATTTTTTTCTGTTGTGAAGTTTTCCTCGAAACTCGTCGAGTGTACGATGCACCCAATCCGCGTTTCCACCTTGAGCCACAATCCTTTGCGAAAATTCATGAATTTTTGCTTCGGTCTTGTCGTCCCATTCCAATGATCGAAACTGCATCATGAAGTATTCTGAGCTGCGATCTTCCCTTGAGCGGAATCATTTCAGGCTGCATGCCTTGTCTCCCGTCTCGATGCACGACGCATGAACATGCGTTCGTAGTTCATGATCAGGATTCGATGGAATTTTTGGGTCTCCTCGAGCGGGAGTGGTCCAAGCCACTCGAGCTGATCAATCCTTTGCCAGAGTTCAGGGCTTTCGCGCTGCATCAGCGGCCATTCGTAGGGCTCGATCCGGTACATTTGGATCAGCCGTGTGATGTGCCTGCAGGCGGTGCAGATGACGTCATCAGGGGATGTCACGGAGCACCTCCAAAAGCATCGGTTCGGTGAAAGTTTCCGCAAGGCGTGACCACAGATCGGCGTCGTTCAGCTTCCCAAGTTCCATCAGCATCCTGGTGCGAGCGCTGAATTTCATGTCGCGGGCGAGTACAGCGAACGCATTATTGAGACGAGCCCGGGTGATGGGCGTGCCCTCGGAGGCTTTTTCGCCGGCAAGCCTCCGCTCCTGGCATGCGCGGAAATCGCTCAGAAGAGTCGAATGGCTGTCCGTACTCGAGGCCGCGGAGTTTTCCTGTGCGGGCGCGCAGTCTGTGGCCATGGTTTGAGAATCGCCCTCGGCAGGTTTTGGATTTTCCCAGGGCAGCCGCGGGATGTCCGCGCTTCTCAAGATCCCTACTTTCGAGAGCTCGTTCGATGCCCCCATGACAGCCAGGCAATTTTCGTCCGACTTGCCGGCGAACCTTAGGACAGCACCGCGTGGTCCGTGCTTCTGCCAGAGATCCCGCAGGTCAGCCTTCTGGCTTTTGCCGAGTTTTGGCAGCATGCGGCCCACGACCCAGCGCAGGCGATCTTCATCCGCCGGCAGGTTTGCGAGCGGATCCCGATCGGGCGCCACAGGGAGGTCGACCGATTCAGGTTGAGCCTCCATCGCCGCAGAAACCGGCCCAGGTTCCGCTGATTCCATCCCGGTTGATGGCAGAGGCAGTGTTCCGTCAGCGGCGGTTATGAAGGCAGTTGCGCTTGAATGGGAGGTATGCGCCAAAACTTCGCATTCAAGAGCCGGATTTGCCGCGTAAGCGGCCCTGTCTTTGCCGAATTCGGATGCCGGGATTTGATCGAGAAATCCGGCAATCAACATTCCAATCGACGTGACATTGTACGCAAGTCGGCGGCGGCCTCTTGCCAGAAGAACTTCGTTGGCATAAGCCACCAGCCGCCTGGCATCAGCCTCGCCGTATGTGTTCGCAAACGTCTGCACCTCGTCGGTCCAGAGAGCACGGTCGCATTTAAAGCTTTCCCAGACCCAGACGTCCCTCGCTCCTTCCGCGATCGAAATGGCCCGGGCTTTTGAAATACCGGCATTACTGTCATCCACGCACGCGCGCACGCGAATGCATTCTTGCGGGCTATCTTGATATGCTTTCTTATAGGTCCCCGAGCCCTTGCGGGCCGGGGCCTGCACCGGGTTCATCAGGGAAAGTTCTGCAGCTTCGCAGTTCCCTTTTGCAGCCTCGCAGTTCCCGAATGCAGTTTCGTAGTTCCCGTTGTCACAAAAAAAAGGCGCACTATAGTGCTGTCCATCAAATTGGAATGACACGGTGTAGCTGCCCGCGTCGGCGCGGTGCGGCGTAAACATCTGCTTTTTGATCGCTCGCCACCGCGGCTCGGATGGAGAAAGATCAAGGGATCGAACCCGGGAAACTTTGGGCGCGGAGAACTGCATCTTTGCCTGATCATGCCTCCAGTCGTAGCAGTCCGTTAGGTGCAAATAGTGACGTTTCCAGCCTGTGAAGACCCGGGTGTCAGCCGTCTGAATTGCGATCATTTGGTGGTCGGACAGTTCATTCATCGCCGAGCGCACCGTCCGCCAGTCCCAGCCCACCAGAGCCGCCAGCTCATCAACGGTAGGCTGTATGTTCTCCCCAAGAAAGAGCAGACGAATATAGAGGTACTTTGCCCGCCAGCTGACCGGCATTCTGAAAAGGAGATTTGGCACGCGCACGGTATCGTCCTGCGCGAGAATGAAGGATCGAAGTTGATTGATACGCTTTCTATCCCGATCGCGCATGAACTGCAGCGATTGATAGGAAGCGGGGTCGGTGGTCGAGGCATCCGGGGTAAAGCCGCTGCATCCCTGCCACCAGCCTGGATGAGAAAGATGCCAAAGCGATTTGTCCCGGCGTCCATAGGCGACAAAGTCGCGGAACAGGATTCGCCGCGCATGTAGATCATCCAGAATCTTCTGAGTTCGTTTTCCCTGGATCCCCAGGTTCGTTCCCAATTCCGCACGGGAAGGATGGTCGGCTGGGTCAGCCGAACCAAGATAGCCAAGTACAAGAAGCTCACGTTGACCCAACGCAGCCACCATCTTCCAGGACGTCACCCAGAAATGACCATCGCGCTGCAGAGAATAGGATTGCTCCCGCAGTCGACGAACTGTGCTCGTTGCGAATAACTCCGTTGCTGCACTCACAGAACACTCCAGACAAAGCTCCGCCCGATGCGAAGCAGACCAATCCACTTCAGCCTTGAAAAACAGTAGAAATCTGTCAGTAGAGCAGTGATGCGTGTCACGGATCACAGAACATCATTAACCGTGAAGATTAATGGCAGGATTTGACACACGCCAACAGTTTACTGCCGGTGGAAGTTATGAAGTCTGACTGTGAAGATCGCATGTGGTAACTATCATGGAAGAATATTTCAGAAAGGCAGTGGCTGGTGTGTTCATAATCATTCCTTTGATGGTCAACACGTATAGTCCGTCTCGAATAATTTCAAGCGTTCCGGCTTCTTAGTGTTGACCCGAAAGGAAATGTTACGTACTCTTCGCACATAAACATTGAACCTTGAACAGGGCAACACTTTGCTCGGTTCATCGACTCCCCTGCTGACCAGCGTCGCCAAACACTTAGGTCATAGGGGAGTCTCTGTCTTCTATATGCTTCAGTGTCAGAAAAAAGGCAAGCCCAACAACACCCAATTCCCCAATGGTTACGGCAAATTTCAACCGCCTCTCAGAGGCGGTTGCTCCCCAAAAAACGTGTTACGACCGCCTCTCAGAGGCGGTTACCAGTTGCTGATGTCTCCATCTCAAGACATACTCGCTGTGAATTAGAGATTGGGAGCCATTAGGAATGAATGAAATTGGGATAACAGAACTCAGGGAACATGTTCGGCAGGAGCTTCACAAGTGGCACAATCCCAAGAATGGCAACACGCTGCAGAAAATCTATGCTGAGACCGGCCTCGCCACTTCAAACCTAAGAAAGATTTTACGAGGTGAAGCGAACCCTTCATTTACCACATGTTATCGCCTGCTCACGGCAATTTGTCCCAAAGAATTCGTCTATTCCCTGCTTGATGAGCTATTTACCGATGCTCGAACTCGCAACTTGGCGGCAACCAAGCCAAGCGGACTTCGGATCGACAGCAGTGATGATGCGTGGTTTGTGATAAAAATTTCGACTGCAGAAACGATGTCGGTCGATTTCGCATCCACCTTCCTTGGCGCCAATTACAACGTCGTCATGGAGAAATTTATCAACAGTGGTTACGTCTCGATTGACAACGGGATGATCCATGCTTCAAATACGCACAACGAGCTACTGGACGAGGGAAGCGTCAGAAATTTAGGTCGATTCGTTCTCGATTCAGCCTATACAACAAAAGAATCGGACATGATGGCTTGCAGGGTCTTCAGGACAACTGCAGAGAAAGCACAAAGAGGCAGAATGATTATGATGAATGCAAACAAGGACCTCTCTGACCTCTTCAAGGAAGAAACTGAAAAGCCATCAAAATGCGAGGAATTTTCTGATTTTGCATTCCTCTTAGCCTGCGCGATCGTTTAACCAGAGGATCAACTCATGAAGCTTAAAATAGTAGCCGCTTTAATAATCGGATGGACTACAATTGGAAATGCTGGCTCCGTTGGTGGCGGAACTCCTCCTGCCGTGCGCCTCGAAAGTGCCGAGCTAATGTCGCTGAGAGAAGGCGCAATGAATGGCGGCGTGATTCGCTATACCGAGTTTGGTGCTGATCCGGTCTATATGGTCCCACAAAGGGAAACCATCCAACCGCGAAGCATGAGAGCGTCTTCTTTGAGTTCCAGGACCAGCATCCGGTTCTATGCACCTTCCGATGCTGAAAATTTGCAAACTGAATTCAGTCGTTCAGTTGTACGTTCGATGGCTCTCCCTGGTACGCTTCCGCTTTTTGAAAGCGATCTGGCTCCCCAGCTCAAACCAAAGGTCGAGATCGTGCCGGCTTCAGAACTTGAGAGGCTGGAGGCCACCTTGGAAATCGAAGAGTGAATGAAAACCCGCTGTTTCTGCCAGCGGGTTTTCATTTTCTATTGATTGATGTCATTAGAACCATCGTCTGGCTGATATCGCCATGATTCTTTGGTTCGGCGAGAAGGGATGGCCGGGAGTTTACCAAAAGCTCCACCAATCGATAAATCCCCAGTATTTTTCCGTCTCCCAGAAAAACCCCCTTTGGTCTTTGTGATGGAGTTCAATACCGCGTAGGAATTTTCCACGTAGCTCTAATGTTAGCGATGTCGGGGGAGCGCCCATCCATCTCTCCAAATCTTTCAATCCCTCGTATGTAAGATGTTTGATGGTTCTATCCAATAGGTGTTCCCGGATTTCTGTCTTGCTCAAACTTTCCACTTCTTCAACCGTCAATCGACTGTATCCTGGAAAGGGTGAGCCATCGTCAAAAACGTAAGAATCTGCGAAGAACAACGCGCCAGCACGAAGATAGAAGGCGACTGGATTTGGGACAAGACTCTTTCGTGCAAATGCCCAGTAGAATTGGTTTCCTTCGCCGCACTCCGTAGGTCCTAGATCATGGATCCATAATATCGGAGGGCAACGTTTCTGGAATACCTCATTAAACTGCGTTTCCAAGTCTTTTTGTGTGAAAAGAAGTTCATTCATGGAAGATCCTGATCATATTGGACGGCGTCAGATAGAAATCTGAAAGATCGTTCGAGGCTGCGCTTGGCTTTGAGCTGTAATTGCAAGATCCGCACTTCATGGAACAGGAACCACGATTGCGGGCTCCAGCTGTTCCCGGATTGCAAGGATCTTCCCATCCGCCGTCATGATCCGAAGACCTCTGCTTCTGGCCTGAGCCACGAGGAATCGATCTCCAGGATCCCCGTGGAACCCTTCAGGCAAAGAATGATAGGCGACAACATCTCCAGAATTAATCTGCAGCTCATTGGCCTTCAGCCGTGTCAGTACCTGTTCCCAAAAGGTTGGAAGATCAACCGCAAGCTTGATCCGTTCCTTACTGACGAGATATCCAATTTCCCAAAGAGTGATGACGCTAAGGCACAGTTCCTTGCGTCGGCTGGCCTTCTCTATCTCGATCTGCGCCGACTCTGGAAGCCGCGGATCGCCATGTGAAAGCCAGAGGAGAATATGAGTATCCAGCAGAAGAGCGTTACTTCCTGATTTTTTCGCCATCGGCTTCAATTTCTCCCCAGGCATCATCATTCAGCTCAAAATCAGCTCCAGCAGGATAGGAAACCAGGTCGCGCATGAAGCCAGCCAGCTTCGGAGCTTCCTTCTTTTCCATTGGGACAAGTCGGGCACACGCTTTCCCATGCCGCATGATTACGATTTCGATTCCTTCATATTCAACAAGCCTCACCAGCTCATTGAATTCGGTCTTCGCTTCTGACAGCGGTTTTTTGATTACATCACTCATTAGACGCCCCCTGTAAACACGTCGATATTAAGGATCTTATCGGAAAAGGTCAATTTTTATTTAGATCTTTTTTTATTAAGGTCTTTTTATAACATAGGTCTTTTACCAGCCTAAGAGGGCCAAATTTCAGCGAATGAGGGGGTTTTTCGATCACGAAAAAAAGTTCCAGCAATTTCCGAGACTTGCTTCAGCGTACATTCATCTGAAAAATTCGTCCGATAAACTGCTGTTTTCAGATCACCAGCTGCGGGTTGATGAGGCAGGATACGATCAGGCGGGATTGGTTTCCATCCGTGTGTTCATGAGCCGCTTACCTTCTTGGCTTCATTTCAGGTGAGCAGAGCATACCCATGGCTTTCATGGGATCCGAATATTTGTCTATTCAGCTAAAAACGTTTTTCGATCATCCAGCTACGGGTGATGAGAGCAGGATATTATCAGACGGGGATGGATAGATGCTACCCGTGGTCCGCTAATACGCTTACAATTGAAATGAGCTTTCAATGCATATTTGTAAAACGCGCATGTCATGTACTTACCGTACCTGCGCAATGAAAAGTTTGGATTAGATCGCCTCGTCGCAAGGGACGAAACAGTCTGGAGGTTTAATACTTGTCAAATCCAACTGAAGAGACTTTGGTTGTAATATTATTATATATTTTTCTAGTGCTTTTTTATAGCGTGGTCACAGTGCCAGTAGCTTTGCTCATTAGCTGGTTATTGTCCGCGGTATTTTCTATCGAGATAAATCCATTCTTGGCCTGTGTATTTGGGGTTTTGGCCTCGATTCTTTATATTGAATTTAGCAGAAAAAAATCACTCTTAGAAAGAGAGAAACTTCTTGATTTGGCAAAATCAAAAATTTCGCCAAAAGATTTTGAACGCATCTTTGCTGAGGCTATGAGAAAAGAGTTCTCTTCACCTTATCAAGCCGCAGAAGAGACTAAACTCGGATCGGGCGCGCTGGGTATGAGGGGAAAAAATAAAAAAGAAGAACGAGTCTATTCTGCAGTTCACGAATCAATGATGAAAAATCTCGAGGGCGAGGGCACTATCTCGCGCCTTGAAAACTGGGTTGACAGGGTTGAACCTATATCAGCTATAGTTGATAATTTTTTGGAAGGGAAGAAATATCCGCGCGATTTCTTGGAATCTATAAATACCAGCGACGATTTTTGTAATGCTGTGAAAAAATTGTATCCACATCTTGATCACATCCGTAAAGTAAAAGAAAAGATGCAAATAAAAATCTATGAGTGCCAAACCATTCAGAAGAGCTTAATTTCGTCTAAAGACAAAATTGATTCGATGACAGGGATTCAATTCGAGGATTTGGTAGCCGAAATTTTCAAGCGCAAAGGATTCTCAGTAAAAAAAACACCGCAGACGGGCGATTTTGGAGTGGATCTTATCGCAAGTCAATTGGGTGTCTCAGCGATTGCCATTCAGTGTAAACGATACAACGAAAATTATACTGTTGGCAGTGAAGACGTTATGAAACTCAAAGGTGGCGCGTCTATGTATTCGGCAACCAATTGCATGCTTATAACAACATCATACTTGACTAAGAAAGCAAAGGATGCCTGCAGTCGTCTGAAGATTGAATTCTGGGAACGCGAAACATTTTTTTCCGAAATCGAACTGTCTGGCATTTTTGAACGATCGAAGCAGGTGGATATTGATATATCCCGTTTAGTTGACTTGCAAAATGCGCTTGATGCCTTCTTGAGTTCATTGAATTCAGGAAATGTTAAAGATTATTTAAATAAAATTGATGCCGAACTCGATGGATTTCCTAATCTCCCTAACACCTGCACTGGTTAAGCGTTAATCGGACTTCCAATAAACCCCTGTGTTTTCAGATCACCAGCTGAGGGGCGCTGGGGGGGCAGGGATATTATTAGGTGGAAATCGTGCCTAACCGCGGCTTACTTTGCTGCCTTTGCGGGTATGCAGTTAATTTTTTTAGGTACTGCTGATGCACTTAGCATATACATCAACTTGTTCTGATAGAATCTAAGGCTCAGTAATCGTCTCATAATTGTGGGAGCGAACGAATGACTAAGTACGAGCAGTGGGGATTTAAAGGCAATCCATTCAGCGTGTTCGCACTGGAGGGCAATGAAATTGGATCGCAACTTTTCGTCGGTAGAGGAAAAGAACTGGCGACGTTTCTTCGCCGCCTGAACGAGGAAAAAGTCATAACTGTCGAGGGTCCTAAAGGGACCGGCAAAACGAGTCTTGTGAATGTTGCCACGTTTAGAGCTTATACAAATTTCCTAGCCAACAAGTCTGCCCCGATTATTCCCTGTGTTAAAAGATTTGAGCTTAACAACGATGCCACTGTTGATTCGTTCAAAATGGCCGTCTATCTCCAGATTGCAAACTCGCTCCTAAAATATAGGGGGGTATTGGATGGTGAACTGTTTAAGCAGCAAGATATAGACACATGGCTCAACGAACCTTATTTGAAGCAGGTCAGTGTTGGATTCAATGTACCTGCTTTTGGTATGAACGCAGGTGGGGGAAGAGCACCAACCGGAGGGCAGTTCGAGACAGTTGGATTTCCAAATCTCGTTACGTCGTGGCTTTCGTCCTTCCACGAGAGAAAAGGAAAAGTGGTCTGTGTGATTGATAATCTTGAAATTCTCGAAACATCGTCGAATGCGAAGAAAGTTTTCAATGCACTTCGTGATGAGCTGCTGGTAATGAATGGAGTAAAATGGGTGCTATGTGGATCTCTTGGAGTTGTTCGAGGAATGGCGAGTGCAGGATCATTGGCTGACTTCCTTGCTCTTCCAATAGAAATTGGTGAAAAGGATGCTAACATCGACCCTAGAGAGCTATATGAATCGCGCATCACAACTTTTGCAGTTGATAAAAATTGTGACGAAAAAATTCCAATATCCTCAAGGTCATTCGTTGATCTTTATAATACTTTCTCGTCAAATGTAAGACGAACATTGTCTTACTCTGATACCTTTTGCGATCAATTTCTTGAATTTGACGAAAAGGCTCGGTCTGACCGGGACAAGGCTTTCTCGTCCTGGCTTGACGAAGAATGTTCGAAAAAACTGATTGCGGCGGAACGAACAATCACAAATGCTGGGAAAAATCTTTTAGCTAAGATTGCCGATGCTGGCGGAAACGTCGCGAGGAGCCGATACGAAGATCTCGGCTATCCTACCACACAGGCTCTTATTGAGCCACTTAGACAGCTCACTCAAGCTGGATTAGTGGATGTAGTACAAGATGAAGACAATAACACGAAGCGATTTATCAATATGACTGAATCTGGATGGTTTGTCATAAGAGCCATTAATCTTGAAAAAGAAAAACCTGCCCCACATCTCTGAACCACAAATATTGCGGAACTTCTTGGAAGAAAGGATCATTCTTCCAGAAACTCTACCATGCTGATCAGTCCGACGAGGCGGATACCGCATCAAGGACGGTTTTGAGGTCCAGCAGAATCGGGCGAATCCGCTCGAAAGCTGCCAGAAATCGTTCCCGCTCTTCGCGTTCATATTGGGCCACTTCCCGACCGACTGCCAGAATCCCGTTGATATCGATTAATTCTCCCATACGATGCCCTCCTTTGCAGGACGGGATAACATTGACTATGAGAGAAGAGGAAGTGACATCTTGTGATTGTGGTTGGTTCGACATCCTTCAGGGCTTGGGGGGCGGTAATGATTCTGGATTTTTCTGCCATTTGGCGTTATAAAATTTGCTCCAAAAGGGTTTTGGCAAAGACTGTTGCTTCACGATCAAGGATATCAAGCCCAGATGAACCTTAAAGATGCGGTTAAAAAATACAGGCTGATGAAGCGATCTAATTGGTCAGGTTCATTGGTCCTGTGCAGAGATGGTGCTGAATATCGATTCGACGAAAAATTGAACGACTATGTCAAGGCATCTGATTCTATGGAGCTGACACTGGAAGACGCGCTGGCTGAAGACTGGCAACCGACCAGAAATGAAAAAGAAGATTAGACAGACGATTCGAGATCGTCCTTCAGACCTGCACGAAACCGCTTAAATTTCCCGTTAAAAACACTCCTACGAATGCCTCTGGAGCCTAGTGGCGGAAAAATCCAAAATCCTTATCGCAGGGGCGAAATGGTCGATTTTACTCACTATAACCAGCTAAGGGGGCGAAGGCAACCAGGATCTGCTTCACTGCTGTCCAGTCTTGAGCTTGAAAAACGCTTCAAGGTCCCGCTTCCTTGCCGGCGCTTCGGCGGCTGTCATAGGGGGATGGTCAGGATTCCTTAAAAAACCCACCATTTGACTTGAATCACCTGTCACTGAATGGTTTGTGTAACTGTCGCATAAATCAGCTATATGACTCTCCGCTTCAAACGATCAGAAAACCTTGTCTGCACTCGCAAGTTATGCACGGCTCTGAGAGCGGTTTATGCAGCCGCTCTATTTCGATAGTTTTTTGATTGCTTCATTGTAACAGGCCTCAGATGCGTTTGGGTTAACATAGCGCGATGGATAGTCGATGGAGGCGTTATAGTAGGATATTCCGATTGCTATTAATACAAAAGCACCATACCTAATTTTTTTTGAGAATCCCCCAGATTTTGCCCTTCTAGCAGGCCTCAATATCATCAATACAAAGACAACTGCAAAAATACAAAGTGCGATCTGCCATTTTAGGGGACTATCTTCAAACATGATTCCACAAATTTGGGGGCCAAACAATTGGACCGAGACATCCAAAAATCCCAGTGTAATCAAGAACTGCACATAGTATACGGACCACCAATCCCAGTTAATATCTTTAGTCAATAGCTTCAGAACAAGAGCGGTTGCTGCAGCCGGTGGAGACATAATGACAAAATTGACGATGAAGGCCCAAAAGTAATTCGCCTGCGTAAGGAACACCGGCTCGTAATCAAACGGCTCGAGGATTCTGGAACTGACCAAAAAATGGGGAAAAACCCAATATAAGATTGCAAATGCAGCTGCCGCTCCTTGCAGCGTGGGGATATGATCTCCTTCTCGGAGGAGCCTCGGAAAAAGACCTATTTTAGCATACCAAAAGATTTCTTCGAATTTGTCTACACTTAAAACTTTCTTGAGGGGCGGATTCGGTTCTCTTTTTATCATGAAACTTTTGAAGTCTCCTGCATACCTGGAAAGGCTATCATTATAGCATAATCGAAGTCTCCTAGCCCTGGTGTCGAGCTGTTAGATACCTGAAAGGCTGTAACGACAGGCGTTTAATGAAAGATGACGGTTGTTGTTATTAATCTTTACTGCTGCTCGAATGGATTCATCACCTATCTCTAATCTCGCCGTCTTCAATAAAACCTTCATCTGTAAACCATCCGGAACGTCCTCCCTGATGCCCCCGGAATGCCGTTCTATATGCTTTTAGGGCTGCAGTGAACTGGCCTACTATTAAAACCGTGTCGCTGTTACTTGGGAGAGATTCCTCGTCGAGTTCGTCCAAGAATTGGGCAATCGGAAGGGACCTGACAAGATCCTTCATAGGCTTTAGCCTCTTATTAATCATGGACACCTTAAGCTTGTTGAGCAAACCGTCTGGCTTTTTCTTTGAAAGCTCTTTCATCTCATCCATGAGCGAACCAATCAAAGGCTCGATCAGCAGAAAATTTTGTATATCTGCTCTGGACGGGGCACCATCGTTATTTTTATCAGCCATTGATATTTTACCTTCCGATTCGTTCGGGGGGTCTGGTTTCCCTATGGCTACGTTCATGGTCTATGACCCAATACCATTCACCCAGAGAATGGTAGATATTATCTGACCGAAGTTTTTCCAAACAAGAAAGGTATTGTGCGCAGACGAATACCACATCACTATTTGTTGGAACCTCATCAATATCAAAAGCTGAGAAATCATCTGTAGGCTTGTACTCATCCCCTAGAATAGAATTGGCACCAATCAGAAGTTTGTTAATGATATTTAGCTTGAACTTGTTCAGCCCATCGTTGGGATTTTTCTTCGAAAGGTTACTGATCTCGCCATACACTGATCGCATTTGGCTTTCAATCTTCTCAAAGCTTTCCACTTCTTCCTGGTTCATCTAATCCCCCATCCTCAACCAGGGCAGTCCCGCATAAATTCCACGTATTTCTTCTTGAGTATCTCTATTGGCGCTCGTTGTTTCGACTCAAAGACATTCACCATCAGTTCGATATCTTCGTCGGTCAAGACCAGGATGCACTTTCTTTGCCCCGACCAAAGATCCACTAAATTCCTGTAAATATTCTTTTTTGGTTTATTCCGTGTGACAAAGACGCCAAAAAATCCAAAAGACTCTTTGAGGTATCTGTTGAGCTGATTTATGTGATCGCGTTCCAATTCCTTCACGTTTTTTAGTTCGCAGACGATCTGACGACACGAATATTTGTCCCAGATTTCGCTGAGGAAGTCGGTGCCCTTATTATTGTAGAAAATGAGATCGCGTATATGTACGCCTGACTCTGTCCGAGACTGCGCACTAGCAAAGTCCAAGTGTGGATAGAAAAGTGATGGCAGAAGTTTACAGATATGCTCTTCATATTGTTTATCGGCACCTTCCGCATTCCCAGACACAATTTTCTGGATTGCATTAAAGGTTCGCTTTGCTGAGACGACAGGAAGAGCTGTAAATAGAGGATCATTCTGACAGTCGGTGGACGTTCTCTCTCGAACCTCGATATACTGCTTAACCACTCCGTAATTATCGCGATTAAAGCTCAGAGTCTCGATCCGGCCAGGGTACTCACTTCCTTCTTCGACATACTTCTTTAGGTAGTGGTTTTTGAAATAATCTTCATAGCTGATCCAAGGGCTGAATCTCAGCCACCTTTTGGGAACAAGAAGTAAAGGCTTTCCGTCGCGTGGGTTACAAGGGACATTGACGTCTACAGAACCAAACGAGTCCTTCCTAGGGTCGTAGATATAGCCGATACTTGCTCTCTGCATTGGAATGCAGTACTTGAGACACTGATCAATAGTGAAGTCAATAATAAATGACTTTAGTAGAGTGCAAGCAAAATCACTAATCCTGTCCTTCGAGACTTGATCTACAAGAAGCTGTACTTCTTCAAGGTGATCAATCTCGCTTCCCTTATTAGCTTCGAAATGAGCAATGAGTGATCTTGCAATCGGTGCTCCGATTCGTACGCCGCGGCGGGTTGCTGATGATCCAAGTCCGACTTCATCACATTCTGAAATTGCCTGCAACTTTTTTACTCTCTGGTCCTCGGTTCCCTTCGAAATTAGAGCGCGAAATGCGTGGATCATGCTCTGATGAAGAGCTTGGTCCTGCTGCGATGGGGACTTCCAGAGAAGAAACGGATCTACGAACAGCGGTAAATCTTCGTCGAGAAAAGGAATCGCGAAATCGGCAATTTCCTGACTAATTGAAATGCCAAAATGGTCCGTCAGCCTCGGGCGAATGAAAGTCAATATCTCACCATAGATCGGTTGCAACTAAAGTTAACTATATAAAAATACTAAAATATATTCAAGAAAATCGGGTGTAACAGCCCATATAGCAGCCGCCAACGTACTCAGCTTTGCAACAGTCGACCATCCACTGTTAATCAGCCGAATGTTAGCAGTCTCTCCAGCCACTCACTTCGCATCGGATCTTTCACTGCTGGATCCGCTTCACAAGTTGCTGAGCGCCAATCCGGAAGGATAGGCAAACGTATCGTCCGTATCAGGCTCGGAGCCAGAGGCTTAGTTTTTGTCCTCCGCTGCATGACCGACTGGGGACTGCACGGAGCCGGTCGTCGGCATTCCACCGGTTACCAGCCTAGCAATCTGTGGCGCCGGTTCAAAAATCGCGCGGTCCGCTGCTGGGTAAATTTCAGGCTGTTCTGTATCAACCACCTGGGTGGAATGCAGTTGGGTATCAACCACCTGACCGGGGGCCTGGCCCGCCCCCGTACCCCCCGGCCTGACACCCGCCGGGGTGTGGGAAGGGAAAGCCTGGGAGGAAAACCGAGAGACCTCCCGCTCCGGGCTGCTTGGTACTGCTGCGAACAATGTGGAACCCAATAGGGTTCCAACATCTAAATTTTTCGCATAAGCTTTTTTGGCTTGGTTTGCCCGCTTTTCTGCCTGTTTCACGGCAATATATAGATACCCTGGCAGCTGCCGGAGAACAGGGCTGTTGCCCTCACGCGGGCGGCACTTATAGATAGAGCGGCAGATTCGCTCGGGATTACGCAGAGACCAGCTGTCTCTTCCTCCGTACCCTGGCACGCCGCTGGCGATGATCCGAAGCGCAGCCAGCGCCGTCTCCTCGGGGATGAGGGCGTGTTTCATTTTTACTGCTGACTGCCAGAGGAAAGTGTTGCGCTCGCCGTCTACGACGTCGGCGGGTTCGGAGTCGACCTGCGGCCTGGAAACTGTCTCGCGATGGTCCGGCTTCGCGGACCCAAATAGGATTTCCTGGACCCGGGCATCATAATGCGGGTTGCCCAGGAACTTCAGATCATATCCCTTGCGGCCCCCGAGCGGTTTGATTTCAAGCCATTTGAGAACGTCGGCCCGCGCAAGCACGGAACGATAGAATGAGGATGGCGACATGCCTGTAAGCTCGCAAATCTCTTTCAAAGAGCAATTCCGGATGCCTCCGGGAGCTATGACACAGTCCAGCTGGAAGTAGAGCTTAGCCAGCTTCTTTTCGACCCGAAAGTCAGGGTGCAGAAAGGATTCCAATCGCTCCGTTTTGCGGATATAGATGCAGGCAATGTGATCCCGATAAGCCAGGTACAGCTCGCGGACAACAAAATGCCGGGTATTCTCGACCCATTTGCGTCGGATGGCGTTCTCATAAATCAGCCGCCTTGGGTTCTTAAAATTTGGCATGAACCGCTTAAGGCCCGCCGCGCTGTAGTCAGCCCCCAAGCCATGATGATTGAGCATTTTTATGAGCATGGTTTGCAGATGCGACGCGCGGGATTCGATCGTTCTATTCTCGTCACAAAGCACAAACGGTGCAATCGAAAGGACGATTGACAGCCCGCAGCCTCCCGTGGACATGACAGCATACACAATCGCTTCAAAAAATTTCGGCTCGTGTACCCGCAAATGCTCCTGTACCAATGGCCAGGAAATTTTTCCGTCAAGAATCCATTTTGGATTCGCATTCTTGAAGTCGAGATCGAACTGCATGAAAAGCAGGGTCCAAGTCTTCTTTCCTGGATTCCATACAGCCGTGCTAATCAGCTTCTCTTGGCTCGGGAAAACCTTATGGTTCATTCCCAGCGGGAATGCCTGATCCTTGGAGCCGTCGTCATTATATGTCCAGTATCCATAGATATGATGCCCGCGAGCAATGTTCCCGCCCGGTGTTTCAGGACGTTCGCGATTTCGGCGGCCAGGTTTCCATTCAAGCACTTCAGCAAAAGCGGCCATCCCTGGCTCCAGGCAAAATGGGTCCTGATCCGTTCACGTCAGCCTTGGCAGATTCAGCAAGGGCGCGTGAATGGTGAGTTTCGTAACAGGCTAAAATTTAGTTGTGTGAAGTCTCCCGTTAGAGAGATGCAACGTATCTCAGTTTAAGAATTTACTTCAGATCCGGTAGTTGTCATTTTCAATACTGGTGCGGGTAACACTGGTGCGGGTAACACTGGTGCGGGTAACACTGGTGCGGGTAACACTGGTGCGGGCGACACTGGTGCGGGCGACACTGGTGCGGGTAACACTGGTGCTGCTAATACTGTCGTAGAGAACACTAACACATTTGACTACGGCCATAGTAACCGACGTATAAACTTCATCATGTTGACTTTTTGCGGCTACTTTTTGAAATCAACTTGCTATAATTGCTTCATGCTTTATTATCGCGACGGCTACTTGATAAAATTCATAGAAAATATCAAAACTTTTAAAGCTGGGTGTAAAATGAGCACAAAAGAGTCTTGGTGGACTCCACCTCAGATTGCATACAATTCCGAGGTTGTTGACCTATTCCTTACGATTAAAGAGGTTTCTGACCTGCTGGGCATCTCAGTTCAAGCGGTACATAGCATCATAAAAGAGGGAGACATCGAAGTTGCTACAAAAGGTAAGGATACGGTTATTATCTATCCCAAGGCTCTCAACGAGATCCTGAGATTTCGCAACTGGCCAGTAAAAAGGAAAAAGGGCAAAAAAGCCTCACATTCGGTGAAAGGAGGCGTTGGCAAGACGTCGATCATTCATACTGTGGCTGCAAAGCTTTCTGCGTATGGGTTTAAGGTTCTTCTTATTGATGTTGATAAACAGGCCAACCTTACAAACTCTTTTGGGATCGATGATGAGCAGGAAGGGGTTATCACTCTTAAGGACTTGTTCGAGGAGTATCTCGCGCGCCCCAAGCGTTATGATCCGAGTGTCGCCATTTGTGAGTTGACCGACTACCTGCACCTGATCCCGGCTGACATTGGTTTGGCGAATTTGGATTTCAGGGTCAACGAAAGCAAAGTCAACATAGGATATCTCTTCAAAAATCTTCTCGAAAAGATAGAGGCAGACTACGACTTTATTCTATTCGACTTACCATGTGACTTTAACAGCGTGAGTATGGCCGTTCATTGCTATATAGATCAGTGCATCATCCCCGTCAACATTCACAAGTTCAGTTTCAAAGGGTTAAAGCTGACGACCGACCACATCAAGTTTGTCGATAGCCAATATAAGGTCAAGCCTAAGATCCTTTTGGTATCCAACAAGGTTGATGGGCGCAGCACATCTAGCTATGAGCGAATTGCAAAACTGAAAGAGCAATATGGTGAAGATGTTTCCGACGTGATCATCCCAAGTTGTAAGCCATTCGAGAATGCCTTTGATAGTGAGAGTAATGTCTGGAAATCTGCAAAGGCTCGCCCTGCGGTTGGGGGAATTGAAGACTTGGTCTGGTCGATGGCTGATCTAGGTTCCTGGGCTGAACAAATTAAATCCTTTAGACAAGCAAAGCGGTCAACCCAGGAGGTTGAGGCTCATGTCTAGTCGAGAAAAAGCTGGGATTAGTCACAAAGAAAAAATGGAACAGCTGGCAGCTCAAAAGGCCGAGCGAGAGGCCAAACGAAGAGAACTCGCTGAGAAAAAGGCGAAAAGCAAAAGTGGAAAATCCGCTGGCCATGCTGTTATGGAAGAGCGCATTGGAGCCTCAGCGGATCACACAAATGTAAAATATTCCAATAATTTAGAGGATAGCGACCCTATCCTATCAAACAGTATCGCCCAGAACACTGTACCGGTCGACAACATTCAAGCGAACACTGTTTCTGTCTTCCATTCCAAAGAGGTCGATTCACAACCTCAAGAGGGGGACAGCAGTGTAGACTCCAACACTATCGTACAGAACACTGTTGAAGAGAACAGCATTGCGATAAACAGGTTCAATGCCGGAGCCGATATCGTCACGGATGATACTGTTCGGCATAATACTGTTCCTGGCAATAATGTTCTGAGTGCCTACCATCCGGGCGATGGTAATATTATTGATCAGAACACTGTTTTGCATAACAGTGTTCTTGACGACAGTATTATTGATGACAACATTCAAAACAAACCTATCTCCTACAATACTGTTCTGGACAACACTGTTTCAGCAAATAGCATTAATGCGAATAATGTTGCTGCCTACAGCATTACTCAGGATACTATTGATAAGGATAATATTGTCCAGAACAGTGTTCCTGATAATACTGTTCTGACGAATAACATCCCACATGATGCTATGCTGGCAAACGCCATCGTCGATAACAGTGTTGGGCAGAACACCATCAGTGAAAATAGCATCAAAGACGACACTGTTCGTGATGATACTTTCAAATCAAACACTGTTTTCCTAAACACTCTTACTCAAGACAGTGTTAACCAGAACACTGTCAGCAAAGAGACTGTTTTAGAGCACAGTGTTCGATCAAATGCTGTCATAGATGATGCTGTCGACGACGATAATATCAGCGAAGACAGCACAGCATTAAGTAGCCCAATTGATAGAAAGAACATTCGGAAAGTCCGAATCCTTCATCAGAAGGCCGTTGAAATCCTACAAAAAGCAGTCCAGGCCGACTTGTCTGCGAATGAAATGAAGGTTCTACTGACAGTGCTCATAGACCTCCATAAGGATTGGGAGGCGGGATCTAAATTGAGTCTAGCTGAGATTGCCAAGTCTATTGGAAGTGACGCATCCAACACAGTTCGTCTAGTCAACAATTTGCTAGCTAAAGGGTTATTTCAAAAGCAGAAAGGGAGGACTGCTCGAAGAAACACATATTTGATCCCATAGGCGGAGCGATTAAGTGAAAACAATCCAGCACCACCGAGGCGGTTACGGGCGTCCGCCTGCCCTGTGGCTGCTCAGCGAGAAGCTGGGCACCGAACCTCTCACGTTTCGTGATGTTTCAAAACGGGCGAAGACGCCGAATACTGGGGTCCGCAAGCTCTGCGAGAGATACGCCGAATTTTTGCGCGTAAAGCATGACCCAAGCGATGAACAATACCTTCTAAAAGCCAAGGTCAACCCTAAGCGGCTTCGTCTTCTCCACAAGGTTTTGCGGGCTCAATACCAGTTGAAGGTTCAGATGAGGTGGGCGCAGGATGGGAGGGAAAACGCACTGCCTTCTGCCTTCGCGAGCTTTCTCAGTGCCGCGCGATCGGCGGGCTATCGGGGGCATGAGGAGCTGGAGCGTCGACCGCTCCCGAAGCAGTACATTGTCATCGAGAAATACTGGGCTGAGATTCGCGGCGAACTGGGGGTCTGATGGTGGCGACTTTTCGATCTTAAAGTCGCACCTGAGACTTTAAGATGCCTCCTGTCCTCTTCGGTCGCGGGATCGCCTTGGGTTTACTTATAACCATCCACCGAGCATTCTACGGCACTGACGAAGCCTGATCCGTCGATCGTATGCTCAACGCTCCTGATCACCCATTCCCCATCGATGCCGGCCCCGAGGCCTTGAACGTCGATTCTCCGCTCGGCAGCCAGCTGCACGTTCCCGGGAACTGTAAGTGTGAGGGTCTTCCCTTTTCGTACCACTTCACGAAACTTTGCCTCGGCCGCCTTGCTTGCGCCAGCTTCCGTGATCTTGTTGTACTCAAGTTCAAGGACAACCCCCTCTTTGCCGTACATGACATGACGCTTCTCCCCGGTGTCATTGTCGTACCAGAAGGCACGGACCCCGGTGTAGCGGCTCGTTTGATCGCCTGAGTATTCAAACCGGATTGGCTTTTCGATCCGGATGACAGGGATGGTGCCGTCCGGGTCTGCTCCGCTTTTGTCAGTGGGAGTCAGCATCAGATAGCGGCCGCTGACTTTGACCGTAAGATCATGCCGCCTCCCAAGCCGGCAAAGGAAAGCCAGATCGGACTCGGTCTGGTCCTCGTGTTCAATCACAATGGATTTCAGCTCATCAAAGATCGCCGGTTTGAGCCCATTCCTTCGTGCGATCTTCTCCGTGATGGCACCAAGCGTGGTCCCGTCCCAGGACTGCTCCCGCTGACTCTTAAGAGATGAGCTCTGCTCCATGGCCGCGGCCTCAATTTTAAGGATCCGCTTTCCATCCATGGCTACACCGACATGCTTTGTGGCAAAGCGCCCGACACTGGTCAGGACGTTGTCATAACCGAGCGCCACGGAAAACTCCTGGCCGGCCTTTGGCCATTCGATGCCATCGTCGATCAGCTCCAGGGTCATCACATCAGACTTCCAGGATGCCTCGTCCTTGACCGTCAGTTTTAAAAGCCGCGAGCGGATCGCCTCGGTCAGATCCTTGCCACTTGTTTCAATACGAAAGTTTGGAATCATTCGAATAGCCTTATGCTGTTTGAAATATTGGTTGGTCGTTTCAAGTCGGGAAGGCTTATGAAAGCCTTGCTTTGAAGGGGCTTCACCGTTCCAAGATCATCGAAAAGATGAAGCCTTTCCCAGTTGGCTCTCAGTACAGCTTCGAGTGCGCCGGGAAGATCCCCATAATGCTTCCAGCAGATGTGGTCGACGGCATCCCCATCCCTGAGCTGCCATTCAGCCATAAAACTCAAGCTCCAGGCTGAATTCAATGCGTCGCGGAATGCCGTCGCCATAAAAGATCGAGCGTGATTCCTTGATCTTCTGAATGATCCATAGGCCCATGTTCTGCCCGATCTGGGTGTCGGCATAGATGAGCCGCTGCGGCCTTCCCGTGGCGGCCATGTCCCGCAGCCTTTTCAAGTGATCAATCCGTCCGGAAAATTCCGGGTGCAGAATACCGGCAATGGTCAGTTTATCCTCGGATGGTCCCGTGGTTTTTCCCAAGGCCCCGATATACTGGTGAATGGCAGGCGCGCCGATGGGCTCCTGCTTCACCCACCTGTAGCCCGTTTCCCGCTCAACCTTCTCAGGGGAAAGCGTCAGAAGCTCGAAACTGAAGTCCCCGAGCCTTGCAAAGACCTCTTTTTTGAAAAGCGGAATGGGATCAAACGCCATCTTTCAGCTCACCACAACAGGATCAAGAAATGAAAACGAAGGGACGTTACGGAAGGCTGACTGGATCTCGCCTTTGATTCTGCTGGCCACCTGCAGCGGTGCTGCCGCTGCGGCCTCCACATGAATCGTGGCGTTGACCGTGATCACATTGCGCTGAGTGACTTTTGTGTCAGCAGCTGCCTTCTCAATCACCTCTGATGGTGGCGCCACATACTTGAATCCTGAAAAATCAAACATGCTCCCGAGCACGGTTTTCCCGGCAGTGGCGGCGTCTGACAGAAAGCCTTTGATATCGGATCCGGCATTCTCCATCCATGGGAAAATCCCTGAGATATAGGGCCTGATTCGCGCGTAAATCCCTTTGAAAAATAGAAGGAAACGCTCCCACTTTTCCCTCACCCAGATGAGAGGATCCATGCTGATTCTTTCGAGAATCCAGCCCCAGGCGGCGCCCGCGGTATTGGCAATCGATCCCCAGAGATTCTGAAACCAGGCTTTTATTCCGGCCCAGGTTTTTTTCAGCTTTGGTCCTATCTCATCCCAGTTCCGCCAGAGATAAATCCCGGCTGCCGCCACAGCCGCAACGGCTGCCGCCACAGCCCAGCCGGCAGGCCCCATCGCAAGAAGCGCAGCGCCTGCCGCGCGGGCGGCGTTCATGATCATGCCGAGCGAGGAGCGGGCAAGGGAGCCTGATTTGACGAGCCCTTCCAGAAGAAAATTTCTTCCAATTCCAAGGCCGGTCTTAAGCCAGCCCAGACCTGCACGACCACGGGTGCCAGGTCCGAAAAGTCCAGCGCCCCATTTCCCCACACGCCAAAGGTCAACAAAGCCTGAAAGCGCAAATTTTGCTGCGGCCATGGCCGCGCTGAATGCGAAGAGAGATCCAACGCCGAGCATGATGTTTTTGGCCATCGTCTGGTTCTCCCTCAGCCATTTGCCCAGGCCATCGACGATGGGCTGAATTGAGACAAGAAGGTCCTTCAGCATGGGGATCAGGGAGTTTCCGAGCGAGATTTTGATGTCATCCCAGGCGCTTTCCAGCTTTTTAAGATCATTGATGGTCGATTCGCTGAGGCCCTTCTTTGCCTTTTCCATGTTGAGAACTTCATCAAGTCCTTTCAGTAGCTGGTCCGCATTCTTTCCGCCCTTTTGAAACTCGGTGAAAAGCTCTCTCACCCCGCTCCGCGTGCGCGAGAAGAATATTTCGATGAATTTCAGCTGCTCGGATACGGGCAGCATCTGAATGCGCGTTTTGATCTCGGATGTCAGCTCCTCGCTGGTCTTCGTTCCCCCAAGAGGTTTGGTGCGGCTGATTTGAAGGCTTTTTAAAGCGTTGTCCACGTTTTTGCCGGTGCCGATAAACTCATCGGGCCTGATATCCGCCAGCTTCGGCGTCAGCTTCAGCTCGGTGAATATCCTTTGCATTTGCCGGTCAAAATCTGATCCCTTGAGACCTTTCAGGGACTCCGCAAAAGCCAGGGCCATACCGCCTCCACTCATGGCCCTCCTGAGCTTCACTCCAAGGCTGTTCGCAACCTTTTGCAGCTCCGCATCGGGCATGGAAAGAAGCCTTTTGGCCATAAGGTTGAATGGGCCGGCGAGTTTCAAGGTCTTTTCCATGAAACGGAGCGCACCGCTATCGACGGCAGCCAGAAGATTCGATGCGGCCGGCGCGTGATCCTCGCCGCCAATGGCCTTGGAGACAGCGGCGCGTTTTGCGCTGCCCGCGCCCTTGAGCTTTAGATTGATATCCGATAGCACATCCATCCAGTTCCGAACATTTTTATCCTTGTCCACCGTACTGATATCCATGGCATCAAGAACTTTCTTCAGCTCCTTGGGAGGCTTGGCCATCCGAAGGAATATGGCCCGCATGCTCGTTCCCGCCATGGATCCCTTGATGCCGGTGTTGTGAAGAATGGATGATGCGGCGAGGGTCTGCTCAAGGGACGAGCCGACATCAACGGCCGGAGCCGCCGCGTATTTCAGCATTTCCCCGAGTGATTCAAGGCTGGATGCCGATGATGAGTAGGCGGCCGTCAGAGCATCACCGACTCTGGCCATCTCCGAGACATCGATCCGAAAGCCCTGCAGCACTTCGCTTGTGATCTCGGCCGTGCGGGCGAGGGATGTCATCGAGCTTTCCGAAAGAGCCAGCATGCTGGGCATGATCGCGATCATATCATTGGTGCGATAACCCGCGGTGGCCAACTCATTATAGGCTTCAGCCACCTCCCTTGCCGAAAATATGGTCTCCGAACCAAGCCTTCTCGCCTCGTCCCTCAAACGCCGGTATTCCTCGGAATTGGCACCTGACATGGCCTTGACCCTGACCATGGCCTTTTCAAATTCGAGGGCATGTCTGAGGGGAGCCGTAAAGAGATAGCCGCTGCCAAGCGTGAAATAAAGATGGCTCATGGCCTGTGACCTTAGATCCTGGGCGCGGTCGCGGAGGCCATTCAGTTCCTCCTGGCGACGGGCCAGATACTGCTGACGCTCTACCGACTGATTGTGCCTTCTTTGAGCCTCGGTCAGATCCTCGACATTGTGCCCCTGCTTTTGAAGGGATGATGAGTAGCGATTGGATGCCTCCCTGGCCTTTTCAATTTGATGCTCACTTCCTGCCACGGCGGCCGCATGGTCACGCTCCTTCTTTTCAAGCTGCTCCAGACTTTCCCCGGCCTGGGAGGCTGCCTTTGCATGCGCGCGATGCGCGTCGGTGGCCTCCTTTTCCTCCTTTTTGGCCGCGGCCATGGCCTTGCCGGAATCATGAACCTGCTTTTCCAGGGCTTCGAGTCTGGCCGTTTCCTCCTGGGTAGGCATGCCTGACATGAGCTTTTTCTGCTCAGAAAGCTGGCGGTTCATCTCATCAAGCCGGGCGGCAGCTTCCAGAGAAGCGGCTGCGGCTCTCCGGACTTCAGCTTCATAGATATACATGGCATCGGAAAGCTCCCGGGCTTTGAGCCTTTCCTTTTCCAGCGACTGGGTGATCCGCTGGATTTCCGCCTCGGAAGCGCCCCCCGAAATGGCCGCATTGCGGGCCGACTCCAGGGTTCCAATTCTGGAATGCGTCACGGATAGAAACTGCCGTTTGCCTTCAAGTGTCCCCTCGGCGCCACGAAGCATTCGGTCAGCTGATGCCTTGGCGTCCCTTGACTCCTTCAGGGCATTTCTGAGCCTTTCAAGCCTCGCAATCTGCTCTTCTGTGGGACGCCTGGACGCTTCCATGGTTGCGCGCTCCCGGTCCAGTTCCTCGCGATGCCTTATATGCGCTTCAGTCGCTCTTTTCACATTTTCGCGCGCTGCTTCAATCCTCTGATCAAGCGCGGCATAGGCGGCCTTCTGCTGCTCAAGCTTCACCTGAATGTCCGAAAGAGCCTTTTTCTGAACCTCAAGTTTTTCAGTAAGGCCGGCAATGTCCTCCCTCGTGCGCTGAAGCCCGCGCATCTCGGATGCAGTGTGCTTCATCTCCTTCAGCGCACTGTTTACCCCGCGGAGCCTTGCATCAGCAGTTTGAAAAGTGCTTTTGAACGCGCTGTCTAATGCTGCGCGGATCAGCACACTGACCTGTCTCGACATTTACCGCCACCTCTCCATGGTTCAGATCATCTTTTGAATCATCCAGCGCTCCGAGCCATTCCTCAAATTCGCTCATGGTCATCTCCATGCACTCAAAGGCCGTGAAACCATAGCGCTCCCGCATCACAGCCATGGCCCGCATGATCATGCGGAGCGAGCGGGCCGGGTCGGCTTTTTTGCGGGTTCAGCCTCGCCCGCTTTGGCTTCACGCTGCATGAGCCGCCTGATATGGGCATTGATCACTTCCATGTCCTCGATCGAAAGTTCATCAAGCGCATCAGCCGGAAGATCCTCAGAGAAGGCTTCGATCATGGCCCGATCACTTTCAAGGTTGATCTCCAGCATGCGGACAAGATCCGGGTTTAAAAGAGCATCATCAGAGAGGGAAAGGTCCACCTTAAGGCCTGCACTTTTCTCCGCGGCTTCCTTTGCCACGCGAAGCGACGCCACCTGATGCCTGAGCCTTGCGGCATCGGGAAGGCTGATGGCGGCAATTGTCTCTCCCTTATGCTTAAAAGGATGAATGAGCTTATGAATCATTTGGAATCTCCCATCTTAAAATCATACCCGTGACTTTAACCTAGCTTCAGGTTCTTTCTTGCGGCCTCAAAGTGATCAAGGGGGCCGTGTTTGACGACACCGTTCTGTGCATCGACGGCGAAGATCGGAATGCTATCGCGCGTGACAACGAGCGACATGAGATTCATCTCCAAGGTCTGCACGCCCGCCTTCAGATCTCCATTTTTTGCCGATCCCGGATCAATCTTGAGGATGGTCCCGCGCATCGCGTAGATCAGCTCGGAGGTTGCACCGAGTGCATTTTGCATGTGTCCATAAACCACGGCATCAACCAGCCCTGCGGTCGGAGCGCCGGCCAGGACAAAGCCTTCAAAGGTCTGCTCGCTCATCTTGAAGGTCACGTCCATCGCTTCAAGAACGGTCGGCATCTTGATTGCCATCGCCATGCCGGCGTTCAAAACCTCCTCGGTTTTGTAGGAAATTTTTGGAAAAGTAACCTCCTCGGCGACACCGGCATAATCGGTTGGGCCGAGGATCAGATTGAAATTTTTAAGGTACAAAGGAAATTTAACGGACATTCACGGCTCCTCATTTGCAGCAGGTGGCAACGGCAGTACCCTTGACCAGAGGACTGACTCCCGATTTCCAGATCCATTCACAAGCGTAGGTAAGCTCTTCAATAATGGGAGCCGACGTCTGAAGCTGCACACCGATTCCGCCGGTAATATGGCAGCCGCCACCTATGAGAATTTCGCCGCTGTCGCAGGAAGCGGAAACCTCTGTCATCTGAAAAATGGAAACCTCAGCTGAAACGCTTCTGCAGCTGCCAACGGTTCCTTTTGGCCCCTGAGGACCCATGGGACCTGTATTGCCTTTTGGTCCTGTAAGCCCCATGGGTCCTCTTTCACCCTGCGGTCCTTTTAAAAGTGTGATCGGAATCCAGGTGCCTCCCGCACAATTGATCCTTTGCGCCTGGTCGTCATACCAGCAGCCTTCACCTGGAATTCCCCGATCACCCTTGTCGCCCTTGTCCCCCCTGTCGCCTCTGTCACCCTTGGGTCCTGCAGATCCGGAATCACCTTTCGGACCTTTGAGATTTGCGATCTCAATCCAGGTCTCCCCGCAGTTGATCCTTTGCAGTTGATCGTTATACCAGCAGCCTTCACCCGGCCTTCCAGGATCACCCTTGTCGCCCTTGGCACCTGCCGGTCCCGTGGCACCTTCCGGACCACGCTCGCCACGCTCACCTCGCGGCCCGGGAGATCCTGCTTCACCTTTTTCGCCTGGAGTTCCGGGATCACCCTTGTCACCTTTGGGGCCGGCCGGTCCCATGGCACCATCAAAGCCGCGCTCACCACGCGGCCCCTCGGGCCCCGCATCACCCTTATCCCCTTTTGGGCCCGGGATGCCGGGATCGCCTTTGTCACCCTTGGGACCGATAAGTCCCGTGGAAGGCCCCACCCATTTTCCAGTGGCATCAATCACGGGAATTTTGCCGACATGAAGTGAGCGGACATTCACATCGACAGGCATGTTCACATTTCCTGTGGCCCCGGACACAATCACCGACGGAGGGCAGTTCACCCTGTCCTTGCACTCACCGAATGGGGCTGTTTTGTGGATCCTGAGCGTGAGGTCCCCGCCCTTGCTGTTGGTGCCGATGTTGTCGATAAGATAGGTGCTTTCAAACGTGGGACTTTCATTATCGGAAAAAAGCGGCGCTGTTTGCTGGGCGAAGGCGGCAAAGCCTAAACATAAAATGGCTGCGAATAAAATCAGACGAAATGAATTCATTGGGCTCCTTCTCCAAAATTTTCGTAGTATTTATTGGTGTTAAATCCTTCAAAGTGAAGCGTCTCGGCCACGGCGGTTGGCGTGAAGCTGTACTTCCAGTAGACATCGCCACGGGCCAGAGCATCGGCCGTGTTGCGTTCCGTATCGCCCTTGCATTCGCCGCCGACAATGGCACCCTCACGAATCAGATCTGAAAAAAAGTTGTTCACCTTTCTTTCAACCGCTCCTATGAAGTCGCGATTAATGCCTGCGGCCACCGCCCAGCGGGTTGAGGCGGCGATGGCCTCTTCGATGGCATCGGCGATGCGGACCTTTTGAATCTGACTCGTTTTGGAGTCCGATGGACTTCCTGTACCCTTTGCTCCCCATACCCTGAAGCCCCCATCCTCGCGGATAAGAGTCGCAATTTGCATGGCGTTATACTGCTGGGCCGTGGACTCGGGATCATCCATCTCAAAGGAGATCCCCACGCTCGTTCCAAGAATTCCATACAGCGGCTGGTTCGATGGCGACTGCCAGAAGTTGATTCTTGAAAATACGCCAGCCACATACGAACTCGCAGGAGCGGAAATTGTTTTGTCGTCAGCCGCGACCTTGACCTTCGGCGAGACGATATAAAGGCGGGCGTTGCCATTAAGGCTTCTGAATTTTTTCAGCTCCTTTTCATCCTCCGGGCCATCGACAACTGCAATGGCCTTTAGGCGCCGCGCTACGGATACGAGTTTTGTCACAATTGGATTTGCGGTATCAGCCATGGCTCAGGTCCCCCGGGGTCTGTTTCGATTGTTTTCGGGTTCCGGCGCAGGCGTAGGATTGGGCGAAGGCGTCGGGTTTGGTGTCGGTGCAGGATTCACCATGTCCTGCGTGATCTCACTGCCAAAGCCGGGCACAATCAGAATCTTGGGCTTATGGCCCGTCACCGATTTGGCCATTGGCAAGGCATCAATGGCCTTTAAAATGTCGGC